TCGCGCGGCGTGAACCGCCACTCCTCGCCCTCCGGTATGTTGATGAGCTTCTTCAGCAGCTCGCTCGGCTCGTTCGATATGGCGTTCTCCCCGACATCGCTCAAAACGCCCGACGACAGGGCGGCTGTGTTGCTCTCGATGGACACCACGCCCTGCGTGAGCGCCCATTGCATGTCGGAGGTCTGGCCGCTGCTGGTGAGGTACTGGCCGCCGGTGTTCACGCCTGCGCAGAACTGATGGCTCACGAACGTGTCGTCGGACTGGGTTATCTTCAGGTCGATCAGCTCGATGTCGTCGAGCAGGAGGCACGGCGTGTTGCCCGACACGCCCCAGTAGTCGGGGTACCACGCCATGAAGGTGCCGTCAGGCCCGGCCATCACCGTGCGCATGGACGAGTTGAATATGTCCTTGACCGTGTTCCACACCGGCTCGTCGTTCGCCAGCGCGCGCTCGCCGACGAGCAGCTGGGATGCCGCCGCGTTCATCGTGTCGCCGAAGCTCGACGCGAAGAACCACGCCGTCGAGGCGAGGGAGCCTGACGAGGAGTTCGTGCCGTCGCCCTGCGCCTCGGCCTCCTCGGTGCTGTCAGCGTCGCCGCCGTACTGAAGGTCGGTTATACCGTCCTTGCTCTGGACGTACAGAGGCGTTATGAAGGTGAAGCCTCCCTTGTCATGGACGTTCACCGAGAGGTTGTGGTACCGCGCGCGTCCGAGCATCGCGTTTATGATGGCGTTCCGGTCGTCCTTGTTCGCGTCCTCCGCGCCGGTAACGCCGCCTCCGACCGTGTAGGTCTTCTGCACGGTGAACTCCCACGCGATGCCCCAGCCGAAGTAATGGAGGTAGTACAGGAACTTTCCGTTGCCGTTGTTCGCCCACTCCTCGGCGCTCTCCCTCGAAACGTAGCCGGAGTACCCGAGTTCTATGTGCACGTTCTCATGCTTCTGCTCGATCTCCGCCACGAACGCGCGCACGGCTGTCTCGAACGCCCCTTGCAGGCCGTTCGTCCCCTTCCCGGGGGAGTTCTCGGTGAGCGTACCGGCGTACTTGTCGTCGTCGGTCGGTATGAAGTACTTCCCTAGCATCCTATCCTCCGAACTGGTCGTACGCCGACCGGGCATATGCGATGCGCTTTTCCATCATTGGAATCGAGCCGCGCGTGTACACCCGCTCGAACGCCTCCGTTGCCCATGGCAGATCGGTGATCGCCTTGAACTGGTCGAACGTCATCTTCTCCGCTATCCACGCCTGCGCTCCGGAAGGGTATGTGTGCACTCCGTGGCCGGTGAACGCGTCGAACTGGGCGGGTGCCTCGCCGACGAAGAACAAGAGCTGCGCCTGTATGTCCGTCCACTCGGTGCCGCGCTCCGACGCGAAGGCGCACAGGTCGCTAAACCGGCCAGAACCGGCCTCCCACTGAAGCAGCCCGCGTCCGGGGCCTCCGCCTCCTTGGCACGCCGCCGGGTCTACGCCGCTCTCCTGCTGCATGTTGCCGATCACGCCAGCCGCCGCCTGCTTGCTGAAGCCTTGGCTCATGCAGAAGTTCCACACCACCTCCGCGTTGCTGTTGCCGCTGAAGTCGGCAGCTCCGCCCGACGACGAGCCTTCGCTTGCCCCTCCTATGGCGGGGCCTGACGTTTGCAGCATCTTGTAGATTTGATTCACCATGTCCGCACCTTGGGTGTCCGAGAGCTTCGCTTGGTACATGGATGTCGCCCACTCGATCACGTCGCTCGGTATCTGGCCCACGCTGATCTTCGACGCGGGCCAGTCCGCGACCGCTTGGAGCACCTTGACCCCGCTCTTCCAATAGCCGCCGTCCTGCTCCGTATCGTCCTGCCCACGATAGACGAGCCAGAAGCTCTCCTCCAAGCCCGCGTCCCAGTAGAGCTTCTGCAAGCGGTACAGGACATCGCGCCCCCTTATCTCAACCTCGTCGGTGTTGAGGTTGTAGTAAGGGGCCTTCGTGACGTAGCCCGCGAGGACTTGGTAGCGGTCTGCCTTGGAGAGGTATATGGCGATCTTGTCCATGGGCATGAGAAGCCCGGTGTACTTTTCCCCCTCGTTCTTCAGGTGCAGGATGAAGTCGCTCGAATCGTCCGTCTTCAGGTTGACGGTGAACCGCGTGATGTCGTCCGAGAGGTCGTACGCAGTCGTCCTCCCGTCGCGCGTCAGCGACACGTTGGCCTCGACCATGGGGGTGTATGTAAGGATAGCCGTCATGGCTGACATTCTACCATTCGCGGCGCTCCCCCTCCATGCAGCTCGGCACCTCGATTATTTAATCGAGCGGAGACTGTAGAAGTAGAGCCACTGCGTGGCGTTAAGCTCCTCATCGGAATAAGGGCGCTGCGAGTTGTCGCCGCTCTTGGGGTCGCGGACGCGAACGTCGCCGTCGAAGCTCTGCCACAGCAGCACGACGTGGCCGCCGTAGCAGTTGCCCTGCCCGCCGAGCTGACCGGTCATACCGGCGAACACCACCGCGCCGTCCGCGCACTCCGCCAGCGCCTCGTCGAGCGTCCAGTAGATTTCGGAGCCGTCGAGGCCGTAGGCCTCCTCCGCGTACGCGCAGAACTTGCCGGGGTCGTTGACCCCATCGGTCAGGCACGTGTCGCCAACGACCGCCGCGAGGTCGCGCGGGTAGGTGATCTGGTTCGTAAGGTACTCTATCGCCATGGCGGCGCACACGAGGCCGCACCCGGCCTGCGAGATCGACGAGCCTGCGTACTCGATTCCTCCCCACTGCGGGTCGTCCTGAAGGTACAGCGGCATGTTGTAGCCCGTCGGTATGGCCCTCTGGGCCTCTGTGGCGGGCGCTGGGAGGTCGTTAGCGTCGAAGTCGAGATAGGGTTCATCTTCGAGCCAAACGGGGGTTCTGGGAGGCTCTGCGTCCGTCTGTGGCACATCGGAGAAAACCGAATAGCCGATGATCGCCGCGAACAGCGCGGCGACCGCCAGACATTTTATGTAGCCGTTTCGTCTCATGGCCGATGATTATACCCCAGCGGGAGCCAAGCGTCACCCGGTTCGCTCCCACAGCGGCACCGCCACCGACAACGGCATGTTGTTGTGAGGCCGGTTCTGCGCCATGGGCACGTCGTCCCTGTGGTTCTCCTCGTCGTTGATGAAGCCCCACCCGGAGGTACCGGTGCCTTGGAAGAACTCGACCCCCGACATGCTCGAACCAGAGGCTAGGTTGCACAGGAGCGCGTGCGCATGCCACGGAAGCTCCGCAGCGGTGAGCGCGTGCGCGTTCTCCCCGTACCTTCCGCCCGTCCGGTACGTGCCGCCAGCCGCCACGAGGTACACGCCCTCGTCGTGGCGCTCCCACGTGGTGCCGGGCCACTCCGCGTTCGGGTCGCCCTTGCAGAACACGAACTCGCCGACGGCGTGCGGGCAGTAAACGGAGCGCTTCGGCCCGAAGAGGATGCTAGTCACGATGCGCCTCCTTCAGAGCGAGAAGCCCCCCCCCGACGTGCACTTCCACACGTAGGCTGCGATGTACGGCGGAACGTTGTTGTGAGGCTTGTCGCCGCCCGTGTAGTAAATCAGGTTCTGCACCCAGTTCGACCACGCCCCATCCGTGTAGGCCACGGTGCCGTCGTCCACCCTGTAGTCCCCGGAAGCGCTCATGTTGAACTTCTTCCCGTTCGGATTGTCGGGGGAGTGCGTGTGCCGGGGCATCTCATCGACCGTGAGGACGTGCGCGGCCTCGCCGCCCGTGCTGCCGACTGCGTACGCTCCGGAGGCCGCGCCCGCGCACACGAACGTCCCGGCGGCCAAAAGCTCCCACTTCGTCCCCGGCCATCTTGCTGACGGGTCGGTGTCCGACAGCGTGAAGTACAGGTCTCCCGCGTCGTACGGGCACAAGACCGATTTACCGCCGCCGCTCTGAACCTTGACCGTCATAGCGGCATCGCCCCGCACAGATCACGCGGTGCGCCTCCACAGCGGGACGCATACGGAGTACGGCATGTTGTTGTGGGGCTGGCCTCCGCCCGTGTGGACGGAACTGCTGTCAATCCAGTTGTTGCCAGAAACAGCGGCGTACCTCCCCGTGTTGCCGCCCTTCGACAGCTCGACGTTCCAGTTGTTGCCGCCGTCGCCGGTGTGGCTGTGGCTCGGAATCTCCTCGATGGTGAGGATGTGCGAGTTCTCCCCACGGTTCGTGAGCGTCTTGAAGTTGTCGCCGGAAGAGACGAGGTAGGTTGCCTCCTCGTATCTGGCCCATGTGGTGCCGGGCCACTCGCCGTTGGGGTCGAACTCGCAGTGCAGCCACGTTCCAACAGGATGCGGGCAGTAGTAGCCCTTCCCCTTGACGTTAAGCCGCATGGCGCATCACGGAGGCGGCTATGCCCCCCCCTGATCGTGCGCAGGTTTATCTTCACGGGCCAATTAGACCCGTTGCAGGTTCCGTCGACATCGGAGAACGTCACCTTCGTCCCGGATATGGCGGCCCTCGCGCGCCAAAGGCACGAGTTGCCCCCAATCGCGGTTCCGAAATGGAGGTCTACCGTCTTGCCGTTCGGTGAGTACACGCGGAAGGTCGGGAGCCAAACGCCGTCTTCGTACATGAACTCGAAGTCGAGCCACTGGTAGCTCGCGGCGCTCGCGCTCAACGCGTACACGTTGCCGTTGCTCAAAAGATGGCTGCCGCTCCACAAGGTCGCTACGCCCTGCTTCGAGTACGGGATGGTCGGTATCTTCGCGAGCGTGAGCGTCGGTATCTGCGCGATGTTGAGCACGGGCGTTTGAACGCCGGACGAGTTACGGTACTTCAGGTACATCTCATGCCTCCTCTCGGAGGCTACGCGGTGCGCCTCCACATATCGACGGAAAGGTACGGGGGCCTGTTCTCATGCGGCTTGTTCCTTCCGGGGAGCCGAACGTACGTATCTTCCCACTTGACCTTACCGTATTCGCTCGCAATGCCCCAAGCGTCTGCTCCGCCGCTATTGTCGCGCTGCTTCGATTGCAGATTGATTTGCGGCAAAGCGTCTGCCGACAACGTGACGGAGGCAGCGCCTCCGGTCTTGCCGACGGCGTAATCGCCGGTCGTCGCGCCTCCGCTCGACACGAGGAAGGTGCCCGCAGCGATGCGCGTCCAAGTCGTCCCCGGCCAGAGAGCGGACGGCGTGACGTTGGATGCGCTGATGTAAACCCCTCCCACCGGGAACGGGCAGAACTGCTGAACGGATGCTCCGTTGCGCCATTTGAGGACGGACAGGTTAGCCATGCAGACCACCGCCCGAAGATGCTACGCGGTGCGCTTCCACATGTACACGGCGAGCCAAGGCGGCATGTTGTTGTGCGCCGCGCCGCGCCGCCGGTATTTGCGATTCCGCCGTCCTGCCACCTGCTGCTGGGCGGCGACGGAGTATGCCACTCCCAGCCCCATGTGGCGACGTTGCCGCCGTCCTCGACCGCAAGAAGCTGATGATGATGGCTCGGCATCTCGTCGATTGTGAGCACGTGCGTGTTGGAGCCGTACGTATTGTTGACCTTGTAGGTGTCGCCCGCCGAGACGAGGTAATGGCCCTCTCCATGCCGATGCCACGTCGTGCCCGGCCAGACCGCGTTGGGGTCGTACAGGCAGAAAAGGCACGTGCCGACAGGGAACGGGCAGTACTCCTCGAACGACGCGCCTTGGCGGAACTTGATCTTAGCCACGGGAAGCCTCCCGCGCTACGCCGTCCTCTTCCAGACGTTGACGGAGATGTGGAGCGGGTAGTAGTCCGCCCCCCTGTTGCGTTCGTCCATGCGTCGAACGTGAAAAGCGCGTCCTCCACAACTCCGGACATGGCGAAGTTGGCATTGCCCTGCGTATTCTCTTTCAAGGTGTTCGTGATAGACCTTGTTCCCGAATGGATGTGCGACGGCATCTGGCCGACGCTTATCTTCTTGGAGCCGCCCGTCGCTCCTGCGGAGGCGTAACCGCTCGTTCCGGCGCACGCGAGCACGCCGCCCGTCAGCTTCGCCCACGAACCGCCCAAGACGGTGGCGGGGTTCTCCGAGCCGACGGTGAGGTAGAGGCTGTTCACCGGGTGCACGAGGTCGAGCATCGTCTTGCCGATGCCGCCCTCCAGATGGAACCCGCTCAATCTTGCCATTGCCGCCTCCTGTGGTGTCGAATGCTGAAATGATAGCACAGGGCCGCGCGCTCGGCTACGCCGCCTTCTCGTAGCGGAAGAAGTGCGTCCAGCTGCCGGAGATTTTCACCACGGATATCTCGTCGCCCGTCTGGTCTCCGCCCTGCCCGTATATGCCGCCGTCCTCGGCGCTGTGAGCGCCCGCCGTCTCGCCGTTGCCGATATACCATTCCGTGTGAGCGGCGCGCCACATGATGTCGCCGCGCTTCAGCGAGCCGACGTTGCCGTCGTACGGGTACATCTTCCATCCGATGGGCGGAAGAACCTCCTGCATGCGCGTCGTGTTGAACGTCCAGCTTCCAAGCTCCTCGCGCGTCCATCCACCGGCGAGGAGCGAGTAGAAGACCAATGACGAGCAGTCGTAATCGGGGTTCCCGTCGCGGTTCCCCTGACTGTACCCGTGGCTGTCGTCGTTGCATATCTGTATGGCCCACTGCACGGCCTTCTCGACCGCCTCGTACGAGGCGGTTCCCCCTCCGGCTGACGACGAGCCGCCGGAGCCTATGGCGGGGCCTGACGTTTGCAGCATCTTGTAAATCTGGTTCACCATGTCCGCGCCTTGGGTGTCGGCCAGCTTGACGCGGTACATCGACGTTGCGAACTCGATCACGTCGTCGGGCAGCTGCCCTATGGCGATCTTCGACGCGTCCCAGTTGGCGACGTTGGTGAGCACGTTCGCCCCCACGCGCCAGTACTCCTCGTGCGTCTTCCACGTCGAGCTGTTCGTGAACAGGAGCTGCTGCGATTCGTACAGCCCCGCGTCCCAGTAGAGCGCTTGGAGGCGGTAGAGCACGCACTTCCCGGACATCTCGAAGTCGGCGTTGTAGAGCCGCCAGAAGTCGCACTTGGTGATGTACCCGGCGAAGACCGGGTACTCGTCGCCCTTGGACAGGCGTATGACGATTCTGTCCATGGGCGTGAACGCCCCGTTGTACTTGCCGCCCTTGTTCTGAAGCGACAGGGAGAACGTGGAGCAGCTATCGACGTTCAGGTTTATCTTGAAGCCGGTGATGTCGTCGGTGAGGTCGTACGCGCGCACGGAGCCGTCCTGCTGGCGCACCGCCACCTCGGCCTTGACCATCGGCGTGTAGGTGAGTATGGCCGTCATGGCAGAAGCCCCGGCCTGCACGGATAGGCCTCGTCGAGTATAACGCCGCCGTTCCAGCCCCACCCGGTGCCCTGCGGCACGTAGGTGTTGCCGGAGTTCACCCATTCCGTCAGCGACCACTCGTGCACGTACCCTATGTTGTCGAGAACCACGCCGTTGCCGACGTAGATTCCCACATGGCCGTACACGCATCCGGGGTTGCCGGAGTTGTCCCAGCCGTAGCCGAACACGGCTGCTCCGACCTTGACCTTGCTCCAATCCGTCGATGCGCCCCACGCCCGCGCCGCCTCGCGCGCCGAAGACTTGCGGGGTATCTTGATTCCGGCAGCGTCGAACACGTCGTCAACCCACTTCTGGCAGAAGCCGCCCTGCGTGGTTATGCCGTACCTCTCGGAGTTCTTCGCGACCTCGACGATCTTCTTCTGCGCCTCGGTCACGTCGCCGTCGAACACGTCCCCGCCGAGGCCCCCGATGTCCCCCGTCGCCTCCGTGAAGGTAGGCCCCGACACCTGCAACATCGAGTAGATTTGATTCACCATGTCGGCTCCCTGCGTGTCGGCCAGCCTCGCATCGTACATCGACAGCGCCCACTCGATGACCTCGGTCGGTATCTGGCCCACGCTGATGCGCTCGGCGGGCCAACCGGCGACGCTCATCAGGACGTTGGCTGCGGCGCGCCAGTAGCCGCCGTCCTGATCGGAGCTTTCGGCGCTCTGGAAAGTGACAAGCTCGCGCGACGCGAGAAGGCCGCTGTCCCAGTAAAGGGCCTGCAAGCGCCATAGAACGTCCTTGCCCGTTATGGTGACGGGCTGCGAGTTCAGCATGAACATGGGAACCTTCGTGACGTAGCCCGCGAGGACTTGGTAGCGGTTCGCCTTGGAGAGGTATATGGCTATCGCGTCCATGGGCTTGAACGCCCCGTCGTACTTGCCGCCGACGTTCTGAAGCGTGAGCGAGAACGTGGAGCAGCCGTCGGTGTTCAGCGTCACGGAGAAGTCGGTGATGTCGTCGGTGAGGTCGTAGTACTTGTAGCCGTTCGCCGTCTGCGCCCTCACCTGCGCGCTCACCATCGGCGTGTAGGCGAGTATGGCCGTCATGCCCCGGTCGCCTCCCCACGGAACGCAGCGTCCCCCTGCGCCTTGATCTCGTCCTGCTCAACCTTGTCGGCTGGGATGTCGCCAACGCCTCCGGTGTTCTCGCTCTCGCTGCCCTCCTCGCCCGTCTCGTCCTTGACGATGACGCACTGGTAGGAGTTCTGGTAGACGGAATCGCCGAACTTCACGTCAACCGGGAAGCTGGTGAACGCGATGGAGTAGGACTTCTTTATGACGGGGATGGACAGCACCATGTGGCTCGGCTTGGTCATCGAGGTGAGGTACATGTGGTACTCGGCTATCCAGCGCGAGAACTCCAAGTACTCCTCCCGGCTCCTGAACGCGAGGCCGAGCGTTATGTCGCTCTTGCGCCAGTTGCGGGGGTACGCCGTCTGCCCCTGCCGCGCGTACGACGTTGCCGTGAGGCCGAGCGACATGCCGAAGGCGAAGTCCTCGACTATGACATCCTTGCTCCTGCCGTTGTACGTCAGCGTCCCGTTGAACGTTCCCATGTCAGCTCACCCTGTTGTAGGAGCCGTCTTCGTTCCAGATGTAGTTCACGATTGACGAGGTGCCCCCGGTCGTCTCGATGCGCACCACGCCGTCGTCGGTCGTGACCTCTCCCTCGTCGTTCTGCCTGATCTTCTCGTACTGCTCGTAGAGGCTCGCGCCGTAAGCGTCGTAGCTCCCGCTGTTCTCCACGACCTGCTTCAGCGCCTTCAGCATGTCTTCCCAGTTGTTCGTGTCGGGCGTGTTGTACACGCTGCGCGTCCACCCAACGCCGTCGGGGATGGCGTTGAGCGCGTCGGTCGCCACGATCTCCTTGATGGTGTCGAAGCCGGTATCGACGAAGAACGTGAGCTGGTAGCTTATGGCCGCGACCTTCGGGCTGTAGCTGAACTTCGACACGTCCTTCAGGAACACCTTCCCGTTCCATCCGAGCACCGGGAAGTAGAACGTGACCGGGTTGCCGGTGTCCACGTGGTACTGCATGATGTCGGCCATCTTCTGCTGGAACTCCTCCATGCGCTGGTAGCGGTTCTCGTTCGTGAGGCCGCGCGCCGAGAGGTAGCCGGTGATGGTGAGGTCGCTGATGTTGCGCGCGATGATCTGGACGACGGTGCCGCCCTTCGTCTGAATCTTGTTCGTCTTCAGCTCGTAGCCCCATTTCGCCGTGCTGGGGTCGATGCCGAACGCGTAGTTGCCGAGCCTCGCCGTAGCCATCACATGCCCCCGTTGTCCGACTGCATCTGCTCGCGTCCGTTCTCGACCATGATGGCGAGCACCTTTTCAGCGTCGTCCTGCCATCTCACGGTCAGCGCCACGGGCGTTTCTCCCGTGTCGGAATCGGAGTAGCCGTACCACGCGCTCTTGTCCTGCCAGTCGAACTTGCCCGACAGGAACGACGCAGCGCCCGTCTGGTTGCCGAGCCAGTCCTTGCCGTACTCGCCGTAAGACCACGCGGTGTCGCTGAACATGCGGGCCATGCCCTCGTCGGTCATCCCGGCCATGTCCTCTGCGGTCACTTCGCCGGAAAGCTCCATGGCCTGCATGAAGATGGCCTTCTCGTCGTCCGACAGGCTCGCGTAGTCCTTCGACAGGATGTCCTTCAGAACCGCGTCGCCCTTCTTGTCGCCCATGCTAAGGCCGCTCACGTAGTTGGACATCCCGCTGACCTCGATGATGCCCGCCTCGGAGTACGTGTTGATGCTCGATGCCTCGGTGCTTCCGCCAAGCTCCTTCGCACGTTCGAGCATGGAGTTCACGCCGTCGCCGCCCACCGATTCCTGCTGGGCGCGGTTCGCGCCGCCCACGAGAACGTCGGACAGCATGTCGAACACCCCGTCGGGGTCTTCTATGAGGCTCATTGGAAGCTGCTTCATGCCGAACAGGGACGCGAGCTGCTGCTGCACGCTTATCTGCTTCGCCATGCCGTCGATGCCGAGGCCGCTTGCGCTCTTCAGCTCGCCCACCACGCTGTTGAACTTGTCCCGGTCGCCGCTCATGACCGCGCCGATGAGCGCTTCCACGTCGCCGCCCTTCGTCTGCGCGGCGTACCCGACCGTCTGCTGTATGGCGGCTGCGTACGCCTGACCGGTGTCCATGCCCTGCGCAATGTTCTGCGACACGTTGTTCTGGAACATGGGGTTGCTCCCGTACGCGCTTATGAAGCCGTTGGCGGCGCTGTAGGTGTTGCCGCTCGCGTCGCCGAAGAAGCGGGTGAGGTCAACGCCGACCTCCTGCGCCTCGACCGACGAGCCGGTAAGCCCCTCCATGGTCTTCGCGAAGCCCTCCTGCTGCTCCTGTATGGACGACAGGGACGCGCCCGTGCTCTCCGCCACCTGCGCGAGCGTGTCGAACTTCTCGTTCAGGTAATCGACGCTCTTGCCGCCCTTCACGACGGCCTTCACGTACTCGTCGGTCGCCTTCGAGGCGGACAGGCCGCGCTCCTGCGTCGCGTTCACGACCCAATCGTAGCCCTGTCCGTACGTCTCGCTGCCGTAGGTCGCGCCGCCCGACATGAGGCCCTGCTGAATCGTCTGCACGTCCTTGTCCGAGAGGTTGGTCGTGAACTCCGTGAGCTTCGACTGGATGCCCTGCTCCACGCCGACGTTGAGGTTGCCGGTGCCGCCGGTCGCCTCCAACGAGGCGTTCTTCAGACCTTGGAACTGGTCGATGCCGCTCTCCACGAGGTTGAGACCCGCAACGGCGGTGCCGAGCACCGCGCCCACGGGGCCGAGGAACTTCAGCACGCCGCCCGCCTTGGAAAGGACGTTGGCGATGGTGCCCATGCCGCGCGTGCCGCCCGCCCCCAGAGCGCCTATGACGGACGTAGCGCCCTGCGCCACCTCCGCTGCGGTTCCCGCACCCTGCATGACGCGATCTGCCGTGCTAGGCCCTTCATAGCTCTCCACAAGCCTATCGAAGGAGCTTTGCTGCGCAGACGCGCTGCCCTGACGCACGACGTTCGAGTACAGCTTGTCCATGAACTCGTCGTCGCGCGCCCGCATGTCCTCCGCCATCCGTCGGCGGTCGTCGTCGAGGGCGCGTATGAACTCATCGACCTTCTTGGTTCGCTCCGCCTGCTCCTTGTCGATCTTCTCCTGAAGGCTGGCGAACGTCTCCCTCGTCTCGCGGGCGGCATCCGTCTGCTCCTCAACCGCCTTCGTGAGTTCGGGGGTTTCGAGAACCATGGCCGCGCCGGTGCCGTTGCCGTCGATGCCGACGCTGCCGCCTAGGTCGCGTATCTCCTCGATGTAGTCTTGGAACACCCCTATCTGCTTGGTCATCTTATCGACCTCGGAGACGAGGGAGGTTGCCGCCTCCTCGACAACGCTCTTCGACGCGTCGGCGCGCTGCACCAGCTCGCCCATGCGCTGCGCAACGTCCGTGGAGGACGTTACGGGCCTGCGTACCACGTTGTCTTCGGCCATGCTACACTCCCTGCTGCTCCATCATCCGCATAAGGCCCTCCATGGTGTCGGACGTGATGCACACGTCGTCCGCCTCCTGCGACTTGCGCCATTGGCGCATCTCAATCGACTTCTGGTAGCTGTCCGGGTGCTCGTAGGAAAGCCAGAAGTCCTTGTCCTCCCTATTATCGAGGAGTTCGCGCGCCCGTTCAAGACGCTTGGCGATGTCGAGCGCCGTGATCTGCACGACGTTCAGGTCTCCTTCGAGCACCCGCCGGTGATAGGCCTGCTGGCACTGCGAGAAGGCGAGCGCGACACCTCGCGGCAGCTCGTCCTCGCTGCCAGTCAGGCCGATTATTTTTTTAGCGCGCCCGCCACCTCGGCGCACGACCGGCTCATGGCCTTGTACTCGTCGTAAAGGAACTCGACGACCGTGGCGTACCAGTTCTTCATCTGCTCCGCCTTGGTCGCGATGGGGTCTACCTCCGGCTGTATGCCGCCGAGCATCGACTGGCCGTCAACGCTCTGCACCGCCGCCGCGACGGTGTAGAGCTTCAGCGCGCTTATCTCGTTGCGGCAACCCACGTACTCGCGCGTGAGCTGCCCCACGCGCAGCTCCTCGCCCTGCGTGAGCGTCTTCAGCGCGATCTTGTGCCCCGCGTACTCAACGGTCTTCGTCATGGCCCCGACGTAAAGCAGCCCTAGGAAGGGCTGCTTGTACTCTTCGGGGAAGACCTCGCCGATAGCTTTCTCGGCCATTGCTCGCCCTCCCTGTCGCGTTAGTATGTGATGCCGCCTGCGGTGTCGCGCTCGGCGACGGTGAGCGTCTGCACGAGGCGGCGGGTGTACTTGATCTCGATGTCCACGGTCATCTCCATGGTGCGGCTCTCGAACGTCTCCGGCTGGATGCAGTTCGTGATGACCGCCCCTTCGTAGGTGATGACCCTCCAAAGGTTGTCGCTCGCGCCGCTACCGGCCCGCTCGAACTTCTTCACGAGGATGCGGTTGCCCGCCTTGCGCTGCGCCTCGAAAACCTCGTAGATGTTCACGAGGCGGTTGGCCTCCGTGGGGCCGCCGAGCACGTTGGTGTTCTCCAACGCGGTCGCGATGCCCTCCTTGCCCCAGAGCTGCCATACGCGGCAGCGGATGGTGCCGGAGCCTTGCACGACGGGCGGAACGATCTCGACGGGGCAGAACGAGCCTACCGGGATGATGTCAACGGCGCTCGTGACTGCGGTGCCGGGGGTGTCGGTCGCCTGCGCCATGAAGCGCATGGGCTTGGTGGAACCCCCTTCGTCGCCGATGGCGATGAACGTGTTGCCGCCGCCTGCGACGCGTACTTGGGAATCAGGCATTTCTCACTCCTTCCTAGACTGCGGTGGTGCCGTTGATGGAGAACTTGATGTAGATGCGGTTGATGCCGTAGGTCGGCGTGTACCCCAAGCTGATGTTCACCTGCGTGGGGTCGGTCGCATCCTGCTCCACCGACGGGTCGGTGTACTCGGTCAGGTACCCGTCGGTCTGCATGCGCGACAGGAGCGCGGCGGTGCTGGACTTGATGTCGAGGAGCACCTGCGCGGTTGCGACGGAGCCGATGAAGCCCGACGCGAACGCGCGGCGCAGCGACTTCACGATGTAGAGCTTGCACATCTGGATGTTCAGCTCGCGCTTGACGACGGACGCGGTGGACGTGGTGATTCCTTGGATGACCGTCATGGCCGCGTTGATGTAGTCGATGAACAGAAGGCCGTTGTTCACTTGGTTCGTCTTGACCGTGGTGGTGAACGTCTCGTTCGGGCCGTACAGCCCGAGCACCTTCTTGTGCGTGAGCGGGTTGTACTGCGCCATGGAGGACGCGAGACCGGCGACCGCCGCCGCCCCGTAGAAACCGGCGATTGCCTCGACCACGTTGGTCTGGCGGTTGCGGAACTGGAACGTGGCGGGCGAGACCAGCACGCAGTCCTCGCTCGCGATGGACTTCGCGTAGGCGATCATCTGGTCGGAGGTCACGGCCTCCTCGGTGCCGTCAGCGCCCATGAACGCTATGCGCTCGTCCGCGTTCTCCTTCATGGTGCGGATGTGCGCCTGCGCGGCGTTCCACACCTCCGGTGAGCCGGACACGGGGACAACGATGTCGATTCCCGAGACCTTGGTAAGCTGCTCGAACGCGTCCTCGAACGACTGGACGGTGTAGGTCGCGGCGCTGCCGCCCTGCGTGGCCGGGTTGCACGCAGCCGCGTAGAAGCCCGACAGGCCGCACAACGACGCGATGTAGATCGCGAGGGACAGCGGGGACTGCACGTTGCCCGCAGCGTCCCACGGCACGCCGTACACGTCGATGCACTCGTTGTAGGACGCGAAGTACTGCGGTGCGGTGTAAGCGTCCCCCTTGTAGTTGTACGAAACGACAACGCGGTCGCCGCTGCGGATGCCGCAATAGGCGTACGCGGCGTACATGTAGTTGCCCTTCGATTCGTCAAACGTCGGGATGCGGCTCGACGGCGTGCGCGATATGCGCCCCGTCTGGTAGTCCACAACGAAGTCGATGCCCTCGACGTATCCGCCCTCGACCTGACCGCTGCCGTTGCCGTCCGGAGTGTCGCCGTAGGCGTTGCCGTCGGTCGCGCTGGACACGATGACCACGGTGCTCTCGCCCGATTCGTCCTTCGACACGTAGGGATGGGAGAGCGTGTAGGCCGCCTCGCCGTTGAGCTGGACAGGCTCCGCCGTCGCCCAGTCGAACGATATGGACAGCTTGGTGTTGTTCGCCAGCGCCCCGCCGATCTTGGACGAGAACGTGCCCGTCTGGTAGTTGATGATGTAGTCGGTTCCCTCCACGTAGGTCTTAGACTGGTCGTCCTTGACCACGACCGTACCGGCGATGACGAAGCCCGCGATGGGGTTGTTCTCGCCGTCGAAGAGGATGGAGAAGCTGGGCTGCGCGGAGAAATAGGTGTACTGCTTCTCCGTCACGGTATTCTTCGTGGTTGTGCTGCGCAGCAGCTTTCGCGCGATTGTCGCCTTCTGGTCTGCGCCCTGCACGACGGTGTAGTCCTGCTCGTTCACGAACTGAACGCCGCTGGACGCACTTGTGACGGTGTAGCTGTCGGCTATAACGCCCGCGTTGTTCAGCGGCACAGCGGTCGCGCCTTCGAGCGTGATCTGCTGCGTGGCCGTGCGGAAGCCGATTGCGGGGCCGACGAAAGCGACCACGGCGTTCCCACCCACTGTGGTATTCAGACGGGGGCCTTCTACTTCCTCCGTGTAGATACCCGGCAGCGAGTTGTTCAAATCAGCCATGGGTACTCTCCTTCGATTGCTCGACATTGACAATGACCCCATTTTAGACGAGAAAGATGCCCTCCGCCATGCCCTTAGATCGCAGGCTCGACGAACATGCCCTCCTCCGCCTGCTTCTCGCCCGTGATTATCACGTCAAGCTCGTCGGCGTCTATCATGAGGTGCAGCTTGATCTTCTCGATGAACGTGGGGTTCACGCGGTCGATGTAGTAGAACTCGCCGCGCACCTTGAACGAGAACTGCTTGAACACCGTCACCAAGTCGTCGTCCCACGGAGTGCCCTTGCTGTCGTTGTTCGTCGTGTTCGATAGCGTCGCCATGTTAGGCTCTATGTTCACGTACGGGTTGTCCCGCAGGCACTGGCGGTACTTCGGGTCGATTCCGATTCCGCTCACGATGCAGTCGGCGAGGATGGCACCCTCGACGGGGGAGTTCGCGTACACGTCGATGGTCACCCTGCCGCTGAAAACGTAGGCCGCAACGTCAACCCTGCCGCCGGTGCTCTTGTCGGTCATCATGACCCACTCGTTCGGGGCGGCTGGCTGGAAGTCCTCGTTCACGTATCCCACGCGGACGTAGGGCCACGCCTCGACCACGATGGGGTAGTCCGATTCGACCTTCAGGTCTTTGTAGCCGTGGACGGCGACCATCTCGGGGGATTGCAGGAACTTCCTGATGCTGTCGGTCGCAGCCGTAAGGCAGCTGTAGAAGTACCCCACGTGCTTCGGCTCGTGCCATACCATGTGCCCGTCGTTACTCATCAATCCACTCCATCATCCCGCCGACGAAGGCGTAGTCTATGTCCTCGCTGTGCATCGCTATCGCGTCGTCTATCGCGTCGGCGATGAACTGCACGGGGCCGTGGCCCGGATGCACCCAGCTCCTCGATTGGCGCGTCTCCGGCATAAGCTCGCCGTCCTGACCGCGCACCCAGTACGTCTTCTCGCCCTTGCGCCACTGGTTGATGTTCGTCACCTTGCGGAACACGAGCTGGCCGCCGATCACCATGGGGACGGTGTTGTGCGTGACTATGTAATCGTTCGTGACGTACAACCCGTCCGCGCTATCGACGAGGATGCAACGGCACTCCTCGCGTCCGGAAAAGGAAACGCTCTTGAATCTCCTGCACCAACACTTTGCGCTCTGATGCGCAACGTTGTCAAGATAGCGCTTCAGCTTCTTTTCGTAAGGGGCGAGGAACGGCACAACGCCGTTGTCGAACCTCATCTCGACGATGTACGCCACACCGTTTCGATATTTGCCGCTGCGCCTGTCCTCGTGAATATACGCATGGCCTCCGAGCGAAAGCGCTAGGCTCCGCACCTGCACCGCGAGGTCGCGGCACACCGTGGTGTACTGGCATATCGCACCGCGAGCGGCGCACGAGCCGTCCGTGTCCATGAGGCCCTGCAATAGAAGGACGCGATCTTCGACGCACGAAAGCATGTACTCTTCTGGGATGGTCTTGCCGTATGCGTCATGCCCCCATAGTCCGAGCGACCTGAACGCATCTATGAGCGGCGATGTCGAATTGCCGCCGCGCCCCCAACGCGACGGCGCGGCATTGTAGCCGGGAGCGCCGCACGCCAACGCTATTCTAGCTCCATCTTCAGCGACCGCATGGGGGGTGACGCACTCCGGCACGAACCTCATGAACGTGTCGATGCCAGCCCCGTCATAACAGCAGAAGTACGGATACGGCCCCCGGAGGCATCCATCGCCTATCATCGCTCCGACAAAATATGGATGCAATGGAAGATCGCGCTTGTCGAACATGATCTTCGGGGCAAGACGGATGCGCCAGCTATCGCCGTGCGTCCTCCCTATCCTTCCCATGAAGTCTTCTAACGGCATCACCCGATCATCGACCCATGCCCCGTTGCGCCTGACAGACCATAAGTGCTCTTTCGTGCATCTTGTATGGCCGCCGTCCGTGAACTCGACATCGTAAACGTCGCACATGCCCTGATCGTAAACATCGATCACCTTCACAGGCGCTCCGTCCGAGCCGATGACCAAGCATCCCGGCTCTATCTCCCCCATCGGCTTGAAGCCGTCGGGCGTGAGCACCGGCTCCGAGAGCGGCTGCGCCTTCCCGTACAGGCTCTTCATCGGGAACGTCTGGAAGCCGTTCTCTTGGTAGATGAGGTAGTGGTGCTCCGGCACGATGCCGACACCCGCGTAGCCAGCCGCGTAGTCGGGCGACGGGTAGAACGCCATCCTGCCGCCCTTGAACGTGGCGAATATGCCGCTTCCGTACTCCGCCGCGAGGTCGCATGCGGTCTCCGAAACCATGTCGAGCACGCGGTTCGCCAGACTTGTCCCGGTTAGGGGCATGTCGGCGTAAACGTCCTCGATCACTCGCTCGTCCACGGGGAGCCTCCTACGGCCAAGACGGCTCGGACTGCCACTTGCCGCCGCTCTGGTTGTCGGAGTTCATGAGCTGCGGCGGGTCGCATACGTGGTCGCGCGACACCGTGAGCGAGTGCGGAGCGCCGCCCCACAGCTCGTCGGAATAGCGGAAGTCGGTAGGGAGCAGCAGCTTCGCCGTCCCGCTCTGCGACACGAGCATGCGCTGCAAGTTGGTCGTCATCTCGGTGTTGTTCGACGACACAACGCCCTGAATCGTCTGGTACTTCACGGGGCCGTCCAGCTGGAAGATGCGACCGCGAAGCGTCACGAGCGTGCCGGTCATCTCCAACACCTCGCACAGCAGGTCGCCGTCGTGGTAGATCGGCTCGACCGCCATCTTCACCGTAACGTCGAACTTCTCGCGCGTGCCGTGGTTGTCGTACTCGGTGTTGTCGCTGCCGTTCTCGTTCACCACCATGCGGCGCATCTCCAAAGGGCGGTAGCCTCCGTCGAACGTCGTGCCGTAGCAGTTCGGGCAGTCGTTCGGTCGCTTCGACTGGTGGTTCACCTCGTCCCAGCAGACCGGGCAGCGCTTCACGAGGCCGTCCGCTAGGTCTTGCAGCGTCCACATGCGGCGCACGAGCCACGTTGAGCCGCACAGCCTCATGCCGTCCTCGACGGCCTTCCTCGTGTAGAGGACTTCGCGGGAGACGTGCCCCGCGTCCCAGTAGGCGACCCGTCCCATCCTAGCGCCCCCACCAAGGCAGGGCCTTCTCGTAGGAGCGGAAGAAGGGCCATCCCAGAGAGGCGTAGGGGGTGGATGCCCAGTCGATGAGCGCGATGGTGTTGTGCGCCGCGCTCATGTCCTGAAGGACGGTGGACAGCTTCTTGCCCGCCTCCTTCAGCTGGTTCTGGTAGTCGGTCAGCACGGACTGCCAGCGGTTGAGGTAGTCGCGGCGCACCACGTCCGGCGCGCCGACGCGGGACGTGTCCGGTATCTCGACGTAGCCGATTATGTACTGGCGTATTATCTCGATCTTCAAGGCGACCTCGAACGCCGCCGACAGGAATGGAACCGCCCACGGGAACGACTGCATGTCCCAGTTCGCGCTGGGGTGCATGCAGTACGTCATGAGGGTGCCGAGCGCCGCCGGGACGAGCGCAGCGTCAGCGTCGATGCTGTACGGCGTTACCTCTTCCAGAAACGGCCCCCAGTCGTTGTTGTCGAACTGCATGGTGAAGTAGGCGGCGACGTTGCGCACCGCCGACTGCGCGCCCTCCGGCAGGTCTGCGAACTTTATGCTTCCCTCTATCTCCATGGTGCAGGCTCCTTCCCGCCGCGCCCAGAACTACTCGTTGTCGAACACGGGACGCGCGTCTGCGGGCGCGAGGGGCGACGTGGCGGCCTCTGCGGGCTTGGAAGCGTCCGAACCCTCTCCTTCTGCGTTCCCCGCCTCTGCGGGCTTCACAGGTGCCTCTGCGGGCTTCTTGGCGGCCTTCTCGTCGGCCTTCTTCGCCGCCGCGCCGGTCTTCGTCCACTTCCCGTCGATCAGCTCGTAGTCGTCGGGGTTCTCGTCCTTGTGGCGACCGCAGAAGCGCGGAGCGTCCTCGTACCTCTCGCCCTCCGCGAGCTGCACGACGGCGTTGCACGGGTTGCCGTTCTTGAACACTCCGGGGCAGTGCACGGTGGTAAGAACCTCGGTGTCGCCCGCGTCGATGAGGTCGGCGACGGTCTCCTGCTCCTTCGCGGCCTTCGGCTTCTCGCCGTCCACGATCTCGACGTAGCCGAGCGACACGAGCGTTCTGATCGCAGTGTCGTCCTCCTTCGCGTCGATCAGCGCCACGGTCTCGCCGGGTGCGATCTGGCGCTGGCGCTTGCCGTCGTTGTAGGCGAAGTTCTGGAATGTCTTGGACACGTTCTTCAAAAACATGGCTTTCTCCTTACTTGCGGGTTGACTTTCCCTTGGTTGCAAAGTCTACCTCAAAACGGGAAGACGTGCGACATGCGCGGTGTCGATTAAATAATCGAGGCCCTTGACAGGCCGTGCCCCCCCCCCATAACGGCTCCTTCGGGCGGCCAGATCAACATAGTCAGGCTCCCGACACCGGCGTAAAAAAAAGAACCCCTCTCGCGAGGGGTTCTTCTCTTGCTGCGGTTAAGCTCCATTCAAGTCCATGCGGACGACACCGTAGGAGTTGGCGATGATCTCGTTGATGAGTTCGCTGTACACCCAGCCGATGGTGAAGTTCTCGGCCTTGGGGTTGTCCACGCCGTCGAGCTGCTTCAGAATCGGCATCCAGCCAAGATACTCCGGCTCCGGAACGAGGTAAATCTTGTTCATCGGGCAGATGATCGAGGTCATGATGGAGAAGCGGCCCATCTTGGTGATCGGCTTGCCGTCCATCACGTCGTCGAGGAACTTAACGCCCGTGGTGTCGAGCTTCCACTTGTACAGGTCGTTCGCCGTCGCCGGGTTCATGATGACGCGGTTGGACTGCAAGCGGTTCTGGATGGCGATCTTCTCGGCATCGTAGAACGCGCCGGGGTTGATCTCGCCGGTGACCGTGGTCACATGCGAGGTGAGGCCCGCCCAGTCCGGGTTTTCGGAGGTGATCTTGGACACGGCAGCGTCGAGCGAGGAGAACAGGTAGCCGTCCTCCTGCTCCATGATGCGCTGCTCGGCCTCGCCCTTGGCGTAGTCCACCATGTTGATGGCGAGCTTGTAGATGTCCTCCTCGGCGATCTGGGGGAACGCCGCGATGCGGATGACCTCGTAGCGTACGCGGTTGCCCTCGTACTGCGCGATCTTCACTTCGTTGTCGTGCGGTTGCAGCTTGTAGGCCGCGCCGAACTCGGTGGTGATGTCGTAGAACAGGCCAGCGCCCTGCGGCAGCGGGTCTTCCATCAGAACGGAGCGCACGATGCCCTCGTAGCGGAGACGCATGATGATCGGGCCTACCACGCCCTGCGCGACCTTGGTGGACGCGAGACGCATGTCGTGGCGGTTGTCCGTCAGAATCTTGTTGAGCGCCGCCTGACGCTTCGCGGGGGACGACGGTTTCGCACCCATCTCCGCGACGATCTCGGCGGAAGTCTTAGGCATTGCCATTTCTCTGCACCTTCCCTTCTTGTCTTAGCGGGCGAACGTGACGATGAGGGTGGAACCCTCCATGCCGAGCAGTTCGCAGATGGTGTTCTCGGTCTTGGTCTGCGGCGCGGTTTCGAGCGTGAGCAGGCCCTTGGCGTTGGACTTCAGGTAGACGTTCTTGCCAGCCTTCAGGTTGGCGATCTGCGCCGTCCAACCAGCGCCCGTGTCGTACGCCGGGGGATAGATGGCGAACTGGCTGTCTTCGCCGCCGACCCACACGCCCATCAGGTTGAGGCCGTTTTCGCGCACCTCGTCGATGTTCATGCCGGGAGCGCAGAAGCTGTCTGCGAGGCCGTAAGGGGCCTTCGTGCCGTCGCACAGGGTCACAACGCCGTTGCCGAGATAGGACATGACGCAGCCGGGGAGGATGTCTCCGGATGCGGCGGTGAACGTCGGGTCGAGCGTCATGGACTGGTTGGTGGCTTGGGTCTTCGCGTACAGCGGCTTGATGGTGCGGTGCTGCAAGGGGTTGTTGGCAGGAACCATGAGTGCCATAGTAACCACTCCTTTCTTTCGTCTTAGTAGAGCGCACCGAGTTCGGTGCGGGTTGCGGATACGGCCTTGCTCGCGGTCTTCGCCGCGACGTGCCGGGCCGGTGCGACACCGGCGACGCGCTGGGCGCTGCCCACGGCGCGCAGCTTCTCGGTCGCCAGCTTCATGGCCTCGACGGAGTAGCGGTTGGCGTACTCCTCGCACACGGCGGCATCGCGCGCCGTCGGGGCGAGGACACCTGCGGCCTTCTCGACCTTCACGAGGTCGAGCGCGGCGCAGAACGTCGCCTTGGCGGCCTCCACGGACGCGGGCGGCTTAACGCCCTCGCCGTTGTCCTTGGTGGTGCCGTCGGGGGCGATGGACTTCTCTTCGAGGTCGTCGGAAACGGCGACCTCGGTTGCCGTGTCCTTCTGCGGAAGCGCGGGGGCCTCTGCGGTGTCCTTCACGAGGTCGTCGGAGATTTCGCCGTCGGCGGTCTCCGCCTTCTTGCCGCGAAACGCCACGCGCGCCCTGCGCGCCAGCTTCTTCTTCGACGCGCTGCGCTTGACAGCCGCTTCCACGGCATCCTCCACAGCGTCCTCGATGATCTCGGCCAGCTCATCCTCCGGCAGCGCTGCGGCTTCCGGTATCGCATCGACGATGGCCTGCACGGCCTCGTCGGAAACGGCATCGGCAACGTCGTCTGCCACGTCCTCTTCCTCGTCATCCACGATGCGCTCGATCTCCTCGGCGTGCTCGTCCTGCGCGATCTTGTAGGCACGGCGCTTCAGCTTGCGGGCGAAACGCTTTGCCTCCTTGTCGTCGTCGGTCACGTCCTTGGTCTCGGTCTCCGTGACTTCCTTGGTCTCGTCGTAATCCTCTTGGGAAGTCTTGGCCGTGGGGCGAGCGGACTTGGGCATGGCGGATGCGTTCTTGCGCTTGGCAGCGATGGAGGCCAGCATAGACCTGCGCTGCTCTGCATTGAGCTTACCCATGTAACGCTCCTTTCGTGAAACTAGTGTCTCCTGAACGTGCACGCATGGTGCACGGCTCCATTTTGACACATACAGAAAATCGCGCAACATAGAAAGCGCCCCTCCGAAGAGGGGCGCTGCCGGTCTACCACTGGCCGTTCGGCTTATCAGGCTCGTTTCAACCCACGTCCTCACGGGCGACTAATCGTAGAAGTACAGTATGCTGCTGTCGTCGGTCACCATCGACGGGCTTACGCCGCCCCTATCGACGAACGGGTCGAGCACGGGCGTTGTGAACACCGCGTCGCCCTTCACGAAGTAATGCTCGCCGTCGGCGTAGAACGTGTCGTCCCACCTCGTCGATTCGAGCGCGCGGATGAACGCGTTGTCCGCCGGGGTGCTCCTGTCCCAAGCATCACGCAGAAAATTGTAAAGTTCAAGGCTCGTCATCGCAAGACCTCCCTATGCACCCAATGCCGCATTGGAGCCGGTGCGCCTGCCGACCTCCTCGGTTACGGCGCTCTTCGCGCCCTCCAACGTGTCCTCGTCGCCCTCGGCCATCTTCTCGCCGGACGCGCCGCCGCTCGTCATGTCGATCAGCTCCCAGTGGTACTTTCCGGGCGTGGAGTAGTCGTAATCGACCTCCATCTCGTACGGGTGCTCGAACTTGGCCCACACGCCGTCCTCCTCTTCCCAGCCGTCGTCGGCGGTCTTCGCGGAGGCCGTGCGGCCCAGAGCGTCGTCGATGGCGGCCTGCGCGCTCGGGAAGTAGCCTTGGCGCGGATAGCCCTTCACGCCCACGTCTTCGGTGACCCAGTACCAGTTGTAGGTTCCGTCCGCCTCGACTTCGGCGTTCACGATCTTGCCGTCGCCCGTGAAGCGCCACGGACTGCCGAGAGCGCCGCCGCCCATGGTCTCGAACTTCGTCCAGCCGTCGGGCGCGGGCGTTGAGCGCCCGGTGTCGTGCCCGTCGCTCGCCGCCGTCTTGGCGGGGAGGCGCTGGGCGTTCTGCGCCAGCCACTCGTCCGCGAGCTTCGCGCAGTACTCCATGGCAGGCTCGATCATGCAGAAGCCGTCCTCCGGGTTGTCGTACTTCGCCAGCAGCTGGTCGTACGGCATGCTCTCGACCTCGGCGTAGGGCAGGCCGTCGATTGAGACGGTCTTGACGCGGGCGATCTCCAAGCTCGGCTCGTACGCGCCGTCCAGCGTTCCGTCGTAATAGGCGTAGCAGCCCTTCGCGTCGTAGTAGAGGTTTCCGGGAAGGTTCGTCCAGCCAGCCCACGACACGTTGACGGTGGAGCCATCGCTTCCGACGTACTTGTACCAGTAGTCTTCGCCCGCATGCTCCCATCCTCCCATCTGCGCGGCCTTTTCAGCCGTGGTGACGCGCACGGTCTTGGGAGGCGCTGCGGAAACGACCTCGTTGTACGTCATCTTCTCGAACCGCTCCGCCTGACGCAGGGCGTAGTCCATGTTCGGCATCATGCCGAACTCGTGCACCTGCCCCTTGTCGGAGATGACGGTGAGCTGCGGCTTGGAACCGATCTGCTGTTGGACGACACCGATGGTAGCCCTCTTGTCCTTCGTCTGGCCTTCGTAGAAGGCGTAGAACGGCAGCTCCTCGTCATGGTAGCTCACCTCCGGGGCGAGGCCGCCGCTGGCCGTCTTGCGGGAGCCGACGGAAGACCTGACGGAAACGTCGATGTCCTTCCCGTCGTTGTACTCCCTATCGAAGGAGACCGTGTATTCGTCCCAAATGGAAAAGTCGTCGAAAGGCGTTTCCTTGCCGGAGACCATCTGGGATATTTTGCGCGTCATCTCGCCGTCAAGCTCAACGTCGCTCCGCATGTGCACGTTGATGCCGTCAAACACCTGCCCGTAATTGAACTCGGACGACACCTTCCTCGATGCCGTGCGGCGCGCGGAGCGCTTGCGCCCTGCGGAGCGGGCCGCCCTGTTCTCCGCGCTCTTCTTCTCCATGTCGTCGTCCTTTCCGTCGGTCTCCCGCTCGACCTCTCCGATGCCTTCGTTGAACTCGTCCTCCTCGGACGGGTCGAGGTCGATGAGCAGCTTGTGAAGCTCTCCGGCGTGCTCCTTCTCCTCGTCGCGTATGTCCTCCAAGCCCTTGCGCACGGGGTCGCCCTCGGGCAGGAGGTCGATGTAGGCGCTGTACATCAGGATAGCGTCGTTCTCCGCCTTCATGTTGTCGCGGATGGCGCGCTTCTTCAGCTCCTCCTCCGAAAGCTCCTCGGGGTCAACCGGCATCTGCTGCGCGGTCTTCCCCTCCTTCCATTCGCCCTCGATGCCGTCGGCTTCGAGCTTCGCCACGACGGCATCGTACAGCTCGCCGCCGAGCGCGTCTTGGACGATCTGCCAGTAGCGGTTGTCGTGCTCCTCCATGGCGGTGCCGTGGTCGTATCCGGCCAAGTCCCCCGCCACGAGCCAGTCAACGACGGCCTGAACCGTGCGGTCGTCCGGCATGGACGCGCTCTTGGGCATCCTGCCGCTCCCTGACACCTCTTCTGTGTCCCTGCCGTACTCCGGCAGCGTTTTGAACTCGACGCGCCCCACATCGGCTCCTGTTCCCTCGGAGGCGGCGTTGCGCCCCATGCACAGGGGCAGCTTCCCGCTGCCCTCGATCAATTTGCAGAACTCGCGCGCCTCGTCCTCGTCCGCGCACACCTTGAACCGCGCCGCCTCGTTCGGCTTGTCCTTCTCGAAGACACCGGCCCACACGGTGTCGCCGGTCTTGTCTATCGAGTAGTTGAACGCCTCGCCGCACGATGTCAGGACGCGGGGCATCTCCTCTTTCCATCGCAGGGCCGTCTTCGCGCCCCGCTCGATTATTTTATCGGGCTTGCCCATGCTCGCTCCTTCAAAAGTCCGAAGGGGAGGGGCCTCGCCCTCCCCTGAAAGCTGTCTCCTACCGGTTCCACGCCGGGTCGTACGCGAACGGAACCTCGTACCACGGTTTGCCGTCGATCTCGTCGATGAACGTGCTCACTTGGTTCTTGAACTCGTATCCGTCGATGATCGCGGTCGTCTCCGGGGTCACGCGCAGGTACAGATCGCTGTTCCAATGGCTGATGTCGCTGTCGGGAACGCCGCTGCGCTCGATCTCCTCGAACAGGCTTGCGGTCTTCTTGGTCATGGATGCGGCCTTCCTCTTGGTTTTCCTCGCTGCCGCCATCTTACCACAAGTCTTAACTTTTGTCTTAACTTTTTCTCCGACTTTTTCCCTTACGTTCTTCTCCGCCAAAGCGACCAGCATGCGCGCGTGGATGTCGTTGCCGAGCGCGGTGCGGGAGGCGACGCGGAACGCGAAGCCGTTGTCGATGGTGTAGCCGTCGTTGATAACGATGTCGCGCCCGAAGCCCTCGTAGTCGAAGTACATCTCCTTCTCGTCGTCGCTGATGCCGTCGAAGCCAAACTCATCGACGATGCGGTACCCCAAGTCGCGCTCGTCGTACACGTCGCTCCAATAGTCAACGTCGTCGATGTGCTCGGCGACGTATTCAAGGCTTTCGTAGTCGAGCAGCGCGTCGAGCAGATCGTCGTCGAGGTCTGCGTCCTCTATGGCCTCCACCCACTCGTTCACGCTGTATATGTCGTCGTACTCGCCGACGCTGCTGCCAAGCCCGTCGGTGTCGGAGATCATGACCTCCTCGTAGAACTCGCCGTCGGGGCCGGTCTGCGCGCGCTCGATGGCCTCCTCGATCTCGCTCTCGGAGGCTGGCAGCTTCAACCAGTCGCCGTTGGTGGGGTTGGACACCGCGCCGATGAATATCTCGCAGTCGCCGCCGAACGCCACCTTGCGCGCGGCCCATGCCCTGTAGCGCGCCTCCTTCGTCGCGAGGCGCGGCTTGCGGGACGCGTGCTTCGGCATCTTCTCGACCTCGGCCTTGTACTCCGCATAGGCCTCCTTGTCGGTCAGCTTCGCGCAGGCGACCATGCCCACGGCGCAGCCCATGCCCGCGAGGTGGTGCAGCACCTCGTCGTTGACCTTCCTCGCCATGCGGCGCTCCGCCATGCGGGACGCAACCCATTCCGCCTTGGCGATCTCCCCTGCGGGCACGCCGTCGGGGTCTCCGTCCATGAGGTCGTCAGCCGCGTCGGTAAGCTCGTCGATGTCCTGCGCGACCCTGAACGCGGCGCTCTCCTTCTCGTGCGCCTTCAGGTGCTCTTCCAAAGCGTCGTCGGCATCGTTCTTGGCATCCTCGATGCTGTCGGAATGCCCGCTGTCCACGGTGCGGTCGTCGGTGTCCAGCACGTCCCAGCGGTAGCGCTTCTCGCCGCCGTCGTCCCACTTGACGGTCGCCTGATAGCCGCCGTCGTGCTTGCGCCACGTGGTGTCCTTCTCGTCCGGGTTCCCCTCGTTGTCTGCCTTCCATTCAGCGGCCATCTTGCGGCCTCCTTCCATGCGCTTCAGGCGCTTCAGCTCGTCTCGCTGGTGGTCTGTCTCGTCGTAGTCGTAAGGCAGCGCGAAGTCCGTCACGCAGTCGCCGTCGCCCTCGCGAGCCTTGCGGCTCATACCCTTAACAAGCTCCATCTTTCTCTCCTTACTCGCCGAAGACGCAGGCGGTAAAATCGAACGTGTATTCCGTGCCGTCCGTCTTGCTCTCGGCATCCTCGGCGCTCGCGTACAGCGTCGCCGTGAACTTCTTCACATCCTTCTGAATGGCGGCGACGAGAATGATGGCTCCCGGCCCGTCGCCCGTCTGGCCGAACACAAGCGTCTTCTCGCCGCTGCCGAGCGTCTGGCGGACGAACGCGGAGCCGTCAGCCGCCTTCATCTCGAACGCGGCGTAGTAGCCCGTTCTGTCCTCCTCTGCGGCGGAGAACTCCGTCCAGTCGGGAACGTGGTTGACGGTTCCACCGAAGACGACGTTCGTGCCTTCGACTCTCGCGGTGAGGCCGCTCGTCAGCTCGCCTAGGTTCTTACCGGCGAAGTCCGTCTTCCCTATCGTCAGCGCCGCTGGCTGCGGCGGCTCCGCGACGAGGGCTTCCGGCGCTTCTGAAACGGTTATCTTCGCCTGACCGACCGACATCAGCATGCACACCGGGTTCCCGTCGCCGACCGTCAAGCGACCGTTGGCATCCGATTCGAGCAGCACGCGGCCTCCCGACTTCAACGTCGCCTCCGCCGCCTCCCAGTCAGCATCCTTGTCGATGACGGAGCGCGACACGTCCGCCATCGCCCCGCCTCCGAAGACGAGAACGCCAGCGCTGGGAACCTCCCAGACATCGTACGTCCTGTACGTCGAGAACAGCCCCAAGGGGCGCTCCGCCCCGGTTGACGGCCTCACCCCGTCAGGCCCCATGCAGGCGACCATGCCCGGCATGATGTCGTGCCTCGAAGGGTCAACGGGCCAATCTTGGAACGTCGCCTGCGTCTTCGTGAACAATGGTTTCAGGGTTCGATGCTCCTGCGTTGCGAAATTTGACACTATAGCCATCTGCTTTCCTTTCCTATAACTCCGCCGCGCATCAATTCGTCAAGCGATGCGGAGTAAGAGGCGATCTTGCCTCCGCTCGCAAGATCGTAGTCTATCCCCTCTGCGTACCCGGCATCTGCGAGCGCCGCGAGCACGGTGCCCTGATCGTCGAGAACGTCGAACACGCGGGCCGCGATGCGGGCATCGTCGGTGTCCTCCGCGTACTCCTCCTCGGCATCTTCGGTCACCTCCGCATCAGGCTCCTCCGCATCGTCCAAGTCCTTGCGCAGCTCCTTGTTCTCCTGCGCCTCCTCCGTGTCGATGTCGCCGAAGCCCTCGGCGTACTCGACGTACTCGCACACGTCGCAGTAGATGCCGTCGAAGTCTGGGCTTCCGCATATCGGGCACACGCGGTCGGAGTTCTGCATGTCCACCTCTTCGGGGATGCGCAGCTTGTTCACCATGTTGTCGGCCAGCTTGTAGTGACCGGCGATCTCTTGGAGGGCATCGGCGTAGAACTCCTCGTCGGCATCGGCGGCCTCCTCGACGGCGCTCCACACCTCTGCGGCAAGCTCGTCGTAGCTGTCGAAGGACAGGCCGAGGCTGTCGTACTCCTCGATGAAGTCGTTGGCGAAGCCGCTTGCGTCGTCTGCGGAGCCTTCCTTGCCCTCGCCGAACGGCTCGATGCCGAACCTCCTGCACGCGGCGTTCACCTTGTCGATGACGGCCTGCCTGTCATCGGACGGTATCTCGACCTTGTTCCCGCGATAGCCCTTGCCGAGCGCGGCCTTCGCCGCAGCGGCATGGTCTTTGTCCGAGATGTCCAGCTTCCAATCGCTCGGATTGTCGGTCGGAGTGTACGCATAGTCCGACTTGCTCTTCTCCGCCGCCGTCACCCGAAGCAGCGTCCGCGCCTCGTCGTATACTTCATCGTTCATGTCGGTGTGCCTCCATTGCATCGTACCGAACATATGGTCGGCAAGCGTCCCGTCTGCTCCGCTGCCCACGTAGCCCTCCACCACGTCGTTCACTTTCTTGTCGAAGATGCAGTCGTAGTTCTCCGTGCTCTCGAAGTCAGACCACCTCGCATAGCCGTACAGCTCGCCGCCGTACATCTGCCTGTTGATGCCGTCGAGGTACCAGTTGCACCCGCCAACGCCGTAGCCCCAATGGTCGGAGCCGCGAACAACGCCGTCCGGGAAGTACCAGTACTCGGAGCCTGATTCGCTCGTGTAGTCGGGAGCGCCCTGCGGCCTGTCCTCCACCTCCGCGAAGTTCGCCTCGGTCTCTATGTAGAAGTTGTCGGGGCCGAACTCCCTTTCCTTCGCGGCGACCTTGGCGGTCTTCGCCTCGGCCTCCAACGCCTGCACGGTGGCCGTCGGGTCTGCCGGGTCGTACACCCAGCTCTCCTCGAAGAACGCTATGCCGTTGCATATCTCGAACGCGAGAACGCCGTCGAACTCGCGCCCCTTCTGCTTGATGTGGTTGCAGAACTGGGCGGGCTGCTCTGCCACGTTCCCGCACACCGAGCACGTCGTGGTCTCGCAGTTATGAACGGCATACCCCTCGGCAATATAACTATGATCTTCCTCAACTTCAAAGTTATACACCATCCCCGTGTACGGAAGAACCCTTATGCGGTCTATGCGCCTCCAAGTGCCTTGTTCGTCAACATAGCACATCGCCATTTTCTTCTGTTCTTCGGAGCGATCTCCATAAGAGACGTAACGTGTGTGTTTGGCAATATCGGATATTCTCTCGGAAGACCTAGCGATTGGTTTGGACATCTTGATGCCAAGTTGAGTGCATATTGAAAATATCTGATATGCAAGGTCTTTTGAAACGGTGGAATATGCGACCCTGTGATCATCAATGTAATGTCCGTCTCCATTAAGATACGCTTCGACAAGATCGCCAAGACACTCATCATCCCAGCGCATTGCTTCGTCGCTTATTCTTTTCCCATGGGAATACTTCCCACCATGCTCTAACATCATATTTGCAAGTTCCGGTGAATTGCACCTTATCGTAGCAGCTCCACGCTTGATATATGGCCCAACCGCCTTATATCCGAGTTCAGAGCAAAGCGCCATGACTTCATCGTGATAATCAGTCTCGCTATCGCAAAACGTCCACTCGACAAACGCTGGTGCGCCAACACCAATGTTCAGCTTTTTGTCATATCCGAAGTTTCCCTCTGCGAGATAGTATCCAAGGAGCCTTGCGAACACGCGATTCCCGCCACGCGATGTGCGAACGGGCTTCGGGTCGAGAACGTAATCTCCAACCTCCAAGTCACTCGCAATGACCCATCCTTCAAAATCGGGCTGGTATCCATGGCCGTCAACGCCGTTCTTCGCGGCCTCGCGCACATGCGCCGCAAGGCTTCTATGGCTCTTGAACGAGCGCCCGCAAATGCAAGAATGCTCTGCATTGTCGCCATCATGAGCTATCCTGCTTTCACGTATGGTTCGCATCGCGTCGTTCTTCATTCGACGCACCCAGACGGGATGCTCGTCGGTAAGAACCATCGGACGTTTGCTTCCATAAGATCGCACCTCATACACGATTCCGGAATGCAAGCTCGCCATCGTGTCGGCAACCCTTCGCACGTTCCCAAGATGCGTTATAACCTCATCGCCGACCGCAACGTCTTCGATGTTTTTGACGGTGCCGTTTGACATAGTTATATGCGTTCCGGGAACAAAGCAGTTGAGGCCCATGGAAACGGTGTCGATGTCGCCGCTGCGGATGAGCGCGCACAGCCTCGGGAACGTAACCTCGTCCATCTCCATCAGAATCTCTATCCAACGGTCTTCCGGGTCTTCGTCGTGGTACACCGCGTCGATGATGTAGCCGCGCGCCCTGTCGAGGTTCGTGTTCGAGTGGTTCACGTACACCGGCTTGCCGACGAACGTGCGGTACGCGGTCTTCAGCTCCTCGTGCGGCAGCATGTCGAAGTTCAGGTTCGGAACGTCTGCGGTGCATGCGCGGACGGAGACGTACAGGAACCCGTCGCCGCGATCATCGTACTCGAACGAGCCGAGGGCCTTGCGCGCGGCGACGCGCCCGGTCGTCCCGAAGCTCGTTCCGATTATGGAGCAGTTGGAGAACTTAACGAACATGCTTGCCCTTCTTCCTCGCCTTATACGCCATGTAGCAGTTCACGATCAAGGCGGCCTCCATGAGCGCCACCAGAGCCATTTTGACGACGAGAAGCGCGTTCGGGCCCGGCAGGCCTATGAACGCGCTGTCGGCCAGCGTCACGACCGCGAGAACGCCCATTATGAGCGCTATGAGCATCTTGTCGTTCGCATAGTAGCGGATTGCCATGACGGCGAAGCCCGCGAAGACGACGAACGCCGACGGCATGACGACCGAGTGCGGCGCTCGCGTGAAGAAGCCGCCGATGACCGACGACATGAAGACGAACACGACGAGCAGCAGCATGTCTATCGAACGCCAGCTCTTGTCGGTCGCCCCCGCGAACATGAAGACACCCGCCATGCCGTAGGCTGCGAGCGAGAAGAAGCGGGCGAACATGTCGTGCTCGCCCGCCGATGCGATGATCGAGGCGGAGAGCGCCATCGAGGCGAGCGCTGCGGCCATGTAGGGCATGCGCTTGTCCCCGCACGTCCTGACGCTCAACGCGGACGCGATGACGAATATCGGAAAAGTCGCTCCGAAGATCGAGAAGACAGCGGCGTTCATCGCTTTTCGCCTCCCTTCGAGGAGCTTGCTTCGTCCTTCGAGCCTCCGAACTTCGATTCGAGCGAGTTTATGATCTGCTCCAATATCATGGGGGCTATGATGGCCGAAGAGAAGGCCGTCCAGATCGACTGATCGACTATCACGCCGACCGCGCCGCCCATTATCAGCGACGCTACGAAGCCGAGATGGACGTACACGCCTCCGTCGTCCTTGCGCTCGATGCGCAGCGGAAGCTCCAAGCAGCCGTCGTTCACGCAGATGTCGCGGACGAACGCACCGCAAGCACCGGCGAGGAACAGGAACAAAGCCTGCTCGAAGCTGGTTATCTCGCTCATGTGCACGAGCGATGCGAAAAGTTCGTCCACGCTGCGCTCCCTTCTTTAGTAAAGGGAGGCATCTTCTCCCTTGTAGCGGTCTCTGTTGCGAGCCAACTGGCCGGTGCTCTCCTCTTGGAGTTCCTTCTGCTCCTGCTGGCTGAATATCCTTGTGGCGCTTTTATTGTATCCGCTGTTGCTTTTCGCCGCCACTGGCAACGCGACGCGCCGAGCGCCCGCAGACACGCACATGACACCGCCGTACTCGTGGACGCGCATCGCCTCGCGGATGCCGCGCTGCATCGTCTCGGGGGCCGATTCGTCGAGGAACGCGACGGCCTCGCGCCTCTCGCCCTCGTTGGTCGAGTACAGACGCGCGACCATGGCGTTGAACACCTCGTCCTCGAAGCAGTCGGGGCACAGTTCGTGCAGCCCATCGCGCTCGCCGTATTTCCCGCAGTGCGAGCAGAAGCCCGTCTCGTTGTAAACCATGCTTGCCGTCCTATCTCCGAAGAACTCTTTCCTCGCCCTCGCGTTGCTCACCATGAGCGTCGCGAGCGCGTGGCTGCACATCCTGCCGCCCCAGCCGCTCCTGCTGCTGTGGCCCGGAGCGCCGTCGTAGTAGCTGCCCCACTTGCAATCGCACAGGTAGCCCTGAACCCATCCGCCGTAGTTAGGCGACTTGTTCCATCCCTTGCGCGCGAGTATCACGCCGTAGGGGCCTCCGCGATAGACGGGGAAGCGCCCCGCCACCTGCGCGCTCGTGACGACGGCATCGACCTCCTCGCTGTCGTCGCGGGTGATGACAACGCCGCCCGTGGCGGCTATGGCCTCGGCCTTCGCCTTCACGTCCGCCCATGCCGCGCGCTTCTCCAACATCGACGTTTTCCGCATGTCGTCTGCCACCGCGAGCGGGCAGTGCAGCAGGCGCTCGTCGGAGCGTTCGTAGGAGCATGCGCCAAGCTCGACGCTCGCCGTCCTCTCCGACACGTCAACCCTCTGCACGCACCGCCCGCAGTCCCAGAACATGCAGTCGCATCCGCTACTCATCGCCGCCGTCCTCCGCGACCAACGGCACGCCCTGCTCCACCAGAGATGCCGTTCGCTTGCTGCGGACGCTTGCGCGGTGGTTGGCGACCACGGAGCGCTTCGTGCTCCCAACGTCCTTCATGGCGCTTCTGGCGGCCTCGTGCGGGATGTCTCCGCCCTTCGCCGCGAACGTGCCCGGAGCGTCCATGTCCTCGCGCCTCTCGTCCGACACGTCGGGTCTTGCGCCGTCTCCGGGGGCGTACTCCTCCTCGTCCACCACGTCGGTCACCGCTTCGAGCTGCGATACCGCCTCCTCTTCGGGCGACTTCCCGAACGGGCCGTCCTTGCCGTCGTCCTCCTTCGGGGCTATCTTCTTCAGAAGCTCCTGCTCTTCCAACGGCGCTATGCCGTCCTTCATGAACTTCACCGTGTCGGGAGGAACGGGAACGCCCTTCTCGACGCACGCGCGGAAGATCGCGGCGTGCTCCTCCGCGCGCTGCACGGCATCGTGTATGGCATCCTGCGATGCCTGCTCCGCCGTCGCACGGTAGTCGATGTCGGTTCCCATGAAGAACGCCTGACGGGCGATTGGCACGCCCTGCTTCTGCAACTGCATGAGGAAGTCGCGCGTCTTCTCCGTCGTGTTGAAGTTGATCGTCTCCATGCGCAGCTCCGGATAGAGCAGCTTGGGAACCTCCTTGATGACGTAGCCGCCCTCTCCGTCGTTGACCGATTCGTCCCACACCTCGCGCCACTCGGTCTTGTCGATCTTGACCCCGCCTATGATGTCGTAGTCGTAGATGCCGTTCGCCTCGGCGACGAACGCCGCGCGGCGGTTGTACAGCTCGCACAGGCACTTCTGGTAGCTGCGGAGCATCTGGCTCGCCAGCTCGAACTCCATGGCCGACGTTGCGTACGGGCCGCTCGCAGGCTTCAAGATCGACGATGAGAGGCCCCACGCCATGAACAGGCGGTCGTCGTACATGTCGATGTCGTTCTTGAAGTTCGCCATCTTGTCGCCGCGTATGACCTCCTGCACGTTCACAAACTGGTTTGTGACCAAGGCTCGGAAGTCGGACGAAAGCGCCTCGTCGAGACGCGTTCGGAAGGTAGCTATGGCGTTCGGAGACGGGATGTAGGGGCTTCCGTCGGCAAGGTTGCCTCCGAGCGAGAACAAGAGGAGCGGCGCGTACATGCGGTCTGCCGTCGCGAGCATGGCCGACTGAAGGCGCTCCTCCAACCGCAGGGTGTTCCAAGCGCGCAGGGCGACCGGCGTTCCGTGAAGGTCTCGCACGCTGTCCTTGTTCGCGAGGTGGACGCATCGGTCTGGCGATATGAGGATGTCCTTTCCGGTCTTCACCAGCTCGGCGAACTCCGGGTTCTCCTCCTCGAAGATGCGCCCTGCAACGTCCATGCTGTTGACGATGCGCTTCATGTCCTCGTCGGGAACGAACTTCAAGATGTTCTCCGATGAGAACGGCACCCTTATTATCTCCATCTGGCGCGGGTCTAAAAGCTCCTCGCCCGTCCATATGCCCAAGCTGTCGTCCCACACGCCGTTGGCGAACACCTCTCCGTACTGCCAGTACTCGCGGCCAACGTCGATCAGGAAGTTCTCGTAGTCCAAGTCCTCGAAGAAAATCTGCTCGAAGAAGTCTTTCACGTCCTTGTTCTTGCATTCGAGGTGCGCGCCTGCGGTGGGGTACCTCGCGTACACCTCCAAGCAGTTGTGAGACGCGAAGCCGTCGGCTAGATAGCTATGGTCTTCATCGACCTCCAAGTTGTACACGGCCCCCTCGAACCTCTCGACGGACACCGACTTCACCGCGAAGTGCATGTAGTCGCCGCTTAGGAAGCCGAGGGAGACGCGCGAGTACGGGCGCTTCTCGCGCTCGTGCCGTATACCATTGTCGTCGCGAAAAGAGCATGCCGATGCCCCGCTGTACCTCACAGCGCCGAGCGACGTTTGCACGATGGACGCTTTCTCATTGTCCGCGACGAACCTCTCGAACATGCAGTTCCGAGGCCATTTCACGCACACCTCGTAACCGCACCTGATCGAAATAGCGGCAAGGCCGTTCACAAGATCGCGGGAGACGCTGTTCATCACGATCTCGTTCTTCCCGTTGCAGCCGTCTCCACGGAAGAACCCGACAAGCAGCTGACGCTGCTTCTCGATTGGAAGCTCCTGAACCCATAGCGGTATGCGCTTCGAGTGAGCGCCGCACAAAAACTCATCGCGCAGCCATTGGGCGAGCGGCGCGGAGTTCACATCGACGACCCACATGTTCCTGCGCCCGTCTCTGCGAGCCTTCGCCTCGATGCCGAGGCATTCGCGGCATATCCTCTTAACGTCATCAACGTACTCGACCTCATGCGCGCCGAAGCAGATGCTCGTCCTGTTGCCCGATGCCGCTCCGTCAGAGAGATGGTATCCCACGAACCTGAAGAAGTCTGCATTCGCCTTGATCTCCAACCGCATCGAACGCTTCGACTTCGTTGGGGGGACGACCTTGCCCGTCTTCGTCTTGTACGAACCCTGAACCCATTCGACATCGCGCTTCGCGACGATACGCTCGACATCCTCGACGCTTTTGCCGACCGGCATCACAAGATAGTCTCCGATGCGAACCTCGCTCGCCGAAACCCACTTGTACTCGCCCTCCGGCAGCGCTCCGTCAAGGTACGTCGTGCCGCCCGTGCGTCTGAACACGTACAGGTTGTGGTCTTCGGTGCAGCGCAGCTCCGAATCGCTCTGATGCACCTTGAACGAATACATGTCCCCGTCATACCCGAACGCCATTGTTTCGAGAACCTTGCGGTAGCGCCCAGCATGCGTCTTTACCTCGTCTCCGACCGCCACGTCCTCGATGGGCACGAGAGACCCTTCGACATCGACGAGCGTCCCGGCGGGGTGGCACGCGCGCATGACGGGGTTGGTCTTCATGATGACCTCAACGCCGTCGAGGAGGTTCTTCCTCGCCTCCTCGTTGTGGTCGATGTCCATGTAGTTGTTGTAGCCGTAGCCTCTAAGGCCGATGCGCTTCTGGCGAGCCGGGTCGAATATGCGCGGTATGGCGAACTCCGCCCCCGGCTCCCCGAACGCCGCCGTGTGCTCGAACTTCGAGCTTGCCGGTGCCGCCTGCTCAACGAGCACGCGAAGATGGGACGCGTCGTGCGCCTGCACCTGACGGGTGGGGAGGTTGACTATCGCCTTCTTGCCTTTAGATTCCATGGACTTCGCATCCTATCTCCTTGTAGCTGCTGCCGTCGCTTAGTATGTACGGCTTCACGCTGTACTCGACCTCGCTGTTCATGAGCGTGGCGCTCGACTGCTCCAACCGCAGCGCGTTCTTTCCGCTAATTATACAGTCTTCAACGGTGAACTCGTCGCAATCGTAGAGGTACACGCCGGTGTCCACCGCCCGGTAAGAGTAGTAGACGGTGTTGGAAAGCTCGGAGACGGTGCCCTGCTTGTCTATCGCCCCTATGCGGAACGCGTTGTCCTTCGAGGAAAGGGCGGTCTCCATGAACACGACGGTGCCGTAGCTCGCCTTGCCCTTGCGCCAGTCCGTCGCCGCCAGACCGTTCACGTAGATTCGATACTTGTAGTACGTTCCGTCGTCCGTCCACGGCGCGCCCTCGCTCGCCGGGTTGAAGGCGAGCATCGCCTTCGAGCTGTCGGTTGACGAGCGCGTGACCGTGAGCAGCACCGGCGGCTTCACGTGCGGCGGGTTGTACTGGTACTCCACGCGCCACGGCACGCTGGCCCAGTCGTTGTAGGCCGTGACCGTGAAGGTCGTCAGATCGACCTCGAACCAATCGACGGCCAGCGTGTAGTCCGTCTGGCCGCTCACGTACGGGACGGTGAACGAGAGCGAGTTCACGTTGTTGGTTATCACGAACCGCGTTGGGGCAACGTCGATGATCGCGGAGAACGACAGCACCAGCTTCGTTATCTCCCGATCTTCGTAGTTGTTGTCCTGACGCGCGCGCACCCAGTTGAAGCCCATGGGAGGGCTTTTCAGCGTGAGGGTGGCGCTGTAGGGCGAGTATCGACCGGACACGGAGCTGTAGACGCGCGCCCTCACGTAATAGGTGAGGTACTGCGTCGTGAGCGAGCCGTTGAACGATGTCCACGTGCTGTTGTTCGTCGAGTATTCGAGCTGCACGACCGAGCTGTAGGTGTTTCCAGCGTCGTTCTTCGACGATGCGGACAGCGACGTGCCGGAGCGCGAGCCTGTCGGGGTCGCCGGGGCGTAGAGGGTGCCGTACCCCGTGACGCTGCCGGAGTTCGCCGTGCCGCCCGTGCCGTACGCCTGCACGTACACGCTGCCGGTCTTGCCCTTGATCGAGGAGGGCCAGCTGATCGAATAAGATGCGCCGGAAACCGCGCCCGAAGCGCTCGCCACCGTCTTGACCAGCGAGCCGCCAGCGTAGATTCTGAACCCCGTTCGCGGCTTCGACGCGGTTGGAGCGTTCGCCGAGAACGTGACGGTCGCCGTCGTGTCGGTGACCGACGAGAGCGAGAGGCCGTAGGGAGCGTCGGGCGCTACCGCGCCGTTCGCCAGCGAGACCGTCGATATGCTTCCCGCGAAGCCGTCGAGGTGCGCGTACGTCGCGTAGCTCGCCTTGTCGGAGCGCTTCCAAGCGGCGTAGCTCGACACCTGCACGAGGCTGAACTTCTTCGTCTCGTAGCCGCCCGTGGTGCTCCAAATGCTCGCGTTGCTGTAGGTCGCAACGCCGGGTTCCAGCTTCGCAAGCAGCTTCGCGCTGCCAGCGTTCAGCTTGCCGTTCGAGGAGACGGACACCGTTCCCTCGTAGATGTAGGTGTAGTAATCGGTGAGCGACTGGGTGTTCTTCCACGTGAACGTAGCCCCGAACGTGGTGTTCGCCTTGACCGAGAAGCCGGTGGGGGCGCTCGGCCTCGTCAGGAGCGCAACGGTCTGCGACAGCTTCCAAGAGCCTGTCTTGCCGTACGTCGCTATCCTTCGAGAGCTGACGTTGCCGTTCGCGCTCACGCTGTTCGTCCACGGGTTGGCGCTGATCTGCGAGCCAGACCATCCCGGAGATGCCGCGTCGCTGTCGAACACGGCAACGTCAACGTTCGTCTGCGTGGCGGGTGCCTGCGCGGTCGAATGCGTGTCGTACGCAAGGCTCTCGCTCGTGCCGTTCGACGACGTGTACGATGTGATCGTCGGGGTCGCCTGCGTCGCCCAAGTAGCGTCGAAGTAAGTCCTGAAGTCGGGAATATCGACGGAGCCTACCACGTTCGACGAGCCGGAAACGCCGCCGTCGCAGAACGTCGTGTAGTAGTCGGCATCGTAGCCGGGGTACAGCGTCACGCTCCACGTCTGGTTGCCGCTGCCAGCCTCGGTGTTGCTCCACGAGAACCGATGGGAGTTCCCGCCGATGGTGACGTTCACGTACCTCTCGTCGGAGTAGAGCCACGCGTTGTAGGTCTCGTAGTAGGCCGTGACCCTGAACGTGACTGCGGTGCCGGAGCGGGACGTGACCGACGTATCGACGTAGAAGCGAACGCCCCATCCTCCCTTGTTGTACGCAGACCAGCCGGAGTTAGCCATGGTTTCCCCTCAACGTCATGCGGTATATGCCGGAGCGCGAGCCGCTTACCGACAGTATGGCGGAATCTTCCCCGGCCTTCTGCTTCAGAACGGTGTGCTCCTTGCTCTGCCCTTCGAGCGACACGTTCCCGCTCACGACGATGCGCGTCACGACGTACACGCCGATGGAGAACTCGACTATACCGCCGCCGAAGCCCTCAACGTAGTCGATGGCCGACTGTATCGCCAGCGTGTCGTCGGCTATGCCGTCGCCCTTCGCGCCGAAGTCGGCGACGGACGCGTGGCGAAGGCCCGATTCGTACGCCGAAACGCTTATGGGGAGGGCCGACAGGTCGTTGCCCATCGCTATCGACAGGTAGTCGTCGTACGGCATCGACACCGAGGCGTTCGGGGCTATCGACTTGTCCCCGACCTGAATGCGGTAGTTCGCCAAGTTGCGTATTTCCATGAAACGAAGCACTGCCCGCCCTTTGCCCTTCTCTCGCTTTTACCCGATAATTGTACTCAAAACAAGGTCGCTCGGATAGCGGCCCGGAAGGAGCGCCATGAAGTACAGGGTTGACGATATATTCGCAACGCCGAGCGAGCAGGCGCGCGGCCTCATGTTCAGGGAGGACTATCCGGAGGACGCTTGCGCCGCGTTCCTCTACCACGACGAGCCGCGCGTGCTGTCGTTCCACGGGCGCAACTGCCTGTTCCCGATCATCGCGGCGTTCTTCAGGAAGGACTTGACGCTCGACTGCTGGCACGTCCTCGAACCCGACGGGGAACCGGCCTCGTCGGTCGGCGAATGCTCCCTCGTCGTCGAGGTCAAGGCGACCGAGCGCAACATCGCGGTCGTCTCGCAGTGCGTGAGGGCCGCAATCGACAAGAACTGCATATCCCTCCTGTAAAACGAAAGAGGCCCCTCACGGGGCCTCTCGCTGCCTCTTACGGCTATTCTTTCTTCGCATGCTTCGCCTCGCCAACGTCCTCGGCCTCGCCGCCGATGGGCAGCTCCGCCTTGTCGTCGCTTGTGAAGTGAAAGAACTTGTCGAGCCATTCGTCTGTAACGCCAATCGCCTTGAACAGGTTGTAAGCCGCCTGAACTCCGCCCACCACGGCGGCCACCCAGAGCACGAACGTCTCCGGTGTCGGCGCTCCGCTGACGAAGGCGGTGAAAACGCCAGCGGCCAGCGATATGACCACGGCTATCGTCCAGTTGACCTTCTTAGACCAACCGCCGCGCTTGACGAGCTGAACGACATAGGGCAGGAAAAGCGAGAAGAACACGGCAGCGATAGCCGGAACCCACGCCTCGAAACCCTCGAACATAGCGTCTCCTCTCTTCGGGGTCTTTCCGCCCCGCCTCGCGGGGCCTTCGGGACATTATACGCCGAAGCCGCTACAGGCCGCCACCCCACGGCCTCCCGGCCCATCCGTCGGTGAGGCCCATCTGCCTCTCGAACTCCATGGAGCGCTCGAAGTAGAACTGCTCCTTCGCAAGGTTCTCCCTCATGCCGACCTCCGGCATGTAGCCGCCCTGCGCCGCGCCGGTGATGCGCAGCAGGGTTCCCTCGCCAAGCGCCTCGACCTGATCTGACAGGAGGTTCACGCACACCGTCGAAACGCAGTCCGCCATGTCGTTGTGGGTAACGTCGCCCGTCTCCGGGTGGTCTACCTTCTTGCCGTTCTTCAGGATGAGGAACTTCAGCTCCTTCTCCAACATGCACACCTCGCCGAGGCCCAGTATGTCGTCTATCACGAACGGGGCGTGAACCCATCCTTGGTAGAGGGCCTGCTTGAACCGCTCCCAGCGCTTCATGTTCTTCTTCTCGGTGGCGGTGTCCTCCTCGATGACGACCGAGCCGTTGAGGAAAGTCCCCATCGTGCGCTCCAAGTTCAGCGTGTCGATGAGCGACGCGCTCTGGTACTGGTCGAACGTGCAGCGGACGATGTTGAACAGCTTCAGGTACTCGATGATCTGCTTCTGCACGACCGTGTAGTTGATGCGCCGAACGCCGTGCTCGTCGGGAGGGAAGTCCTTCGCTTGGAAAATCTTCTGCACGTCGATGAAGGCGTGGAAGAAGCCGTCCTCGCACAGCTCCTTGTGGCCGATTGCTATGCAGAAGTTGTCGTTCACGCGCCCGGCATCGCAGTGCATGACGTACTGGCGGTCTATGCGCCCGTGCCTAGCCGGGACGTTCGCGTTGCCCTGAAGGTCTGGGTACGCGTTGAACATCTTCTCAACCATGTCGGGGTTCAGGTACGCGTCCTGCGACTTGGCGAACTGCGCGCGATACTCAACCCTGAACTTCTCCGGGTCGCGCTCCTCCTCCATGGCGAACGATTCGTCCTGCTCCGGAGGAAGCAGCAGGGGCTTGCCTATCGCCGGTACGTACTGGCCGTCCGTGAACAGCTCCCACGACGGCGCTTGCATGCAGAACATGTCGGGGTGCTTCGAGCTGCCGTCCTCGTCGCGCTCGAAGGCGTTCTTGAACAGCTTGTAGAACATGCCCACCTCCGACACGGGGGTGGACGGGACGACTATCATGGCCTCCTTGCCGACCTGACGCAGCGACGGCGTTAGGGCCTTCCAGATCGCCTCCGACGATGCCTTCAGCCCGTCGTCGCGACCGTAGGCGAACTCGTCGTACGCCTGTATGATCGAGGCGTTGCCTCGCGCGGAATCGGGGTTGGCGGCCTTCGGCTCGACGAGCAGCGATGCCCTGCGCCTTATGTTCTTCCTGATGCCCGATTCGATCTGCCGCATCTCCTCGCGCTCGTTGAACACCTTGTCAGCCGCCGTTTCCAGCTTTATCGCGGTCTCGGACAGCGAGCTAGTCCACGGGTCGAACCACGAGCACTCGATGATGGTGTTCAGGATGTCGAGGTACAGCGCGGACTTCGCTTGGCTGAACGTCGTCGCCATGACATCGACGTGCATCTCCTTGCCGTCGGGCAGGTGGAGGACGCGCTGGGGGTTGCCGAGCGAGAGCATCTGGGCCAGCTTGTAGTCGATGAGGTGCGACACGGTGAAGCCCTTTGAGCCGCGTCGCCCGAGGCAGAAGATGTTCTCGCGGAAGTGCTTGTAGCCGCGCTTCTTCAGCCATTCGATGCGGTCGAAGATGTCGAGCGGAATCTTCACCGGGCCGCCGTTGCGCGTGCTCTCGCGCCACCCTTCTATCACTTGGAAGTCGTACCGGTTCATCTGGTCGATCTCCAAGAAGATGATCTTCATGAGCGTCTTCTGGCGGGGGTACAGCGGTGTCCATTGCAGGGACGGCGTGTACATGTCGTAGAAGTCGCAGATCGGCGGGAGCCGTTCGAGCGCCAGCTTCGGGGCCGCCAGCGACGAGAAGACATCTATGCCGTGCTTGATCTCGCCCATGCTACTGAAGAAGGTTGGTGTCCCAACCCATGTCCTTCATCTGCTTCGAGCTGTAGCGCTGCGCGTCGTACGCCTTGCGCTCGATGTCCACGCCCTCGTCGAGGTACGCCTGCTGGCGCTTGTCGAGGCGGCCCGTGACCGTCACGACCGGGTAGAAGGTCTCGGTCTCCCTGCCGGGGACGATGAGGCCGGCGACGGTCACCGGCTCCTTCTTCGATTCTATCCCTATGTAGCCGTCGAGGCCGAGCCTGTCGTGGAGGTAGGCGAGCGACCACTTCAGCATGTCGGCAACCAAGTCGATCTTCTGCTTGCGGTCGTCGCAGGTGCGGCCTTCGTACCGCGCGGAGAAGTCCCGCTTGAACTGCTCTATGCGCCTCTGGTCGTCGGAGTTGATTCCCACGTTCGCCATTCTGTCCTCCAAAAGTGAAACGGCGCTCCCGCGCCAAGTCGATTCCCTATGACGGGCCGTTGCCCATGTACCGCTCCGTCCAGTCGCCTATCTCGTCGTCGCGGTTGGCGTAGCCCCCGCAGTTGCCGGAGTTCGGTTCGACGATCAGCTCTGGAACGTCGGCATCGCAGGCGCAGCCGAAGAAGCAGACGGCGAAGTTGTTCACGCCGTCTATCCTCCTCCCGTGGAAGCACGAGAAGCACGACTGTTTCCTGTTGCCCGCCTTTTTCAAACCGCTCCTTCAAGAAAGCCCCGGCACGGATGCCGGGGCATAGTATCGCACAGAACAGCGCGCCGCCGCTACACCTCGTCTATCAGGATGGCGTCGCAGTTGTTGCATCGGTGCTCCTTGTGAGACTTCACCACGACGTAACCGGCGAGGCGCTGTAGCTTGCGCACGCTGTTGGGCTTGATCTCGGCGATGAAGCAGCTCGACGTGATGAGGTCGATAAGCTCGCCGGTCGTCCCGTGCTCGCCCGCCGACGTGCCGAGGCGGTATTCGTCGAAGCACGTGAGCGACGTTGCGCGCACGCGGGCGGGCAGTCCGTGCTCGGAGTACATGTGCATGATGCGCTTGCGCATGCGCGGTATCTCCTCGCCGTAGACCTCCCTCATGGTGTACGCGAGGCCTTCCAAGCTGTCAACGGCGTTCTCGACCTTCTCGCCGATGACGCGGAGGATGTCGTCGTACGATAGGTCGCGGATGTTGATCGGGTCTAGGTAGTCGTCGCACTCGATGATGCCGCAGCTCGCCTCGTTGAGGAAGATCGGGGACACCTCCGGCGCTTGGAACTTGCGCTTGTGTACGAAGCGGATGCCAGCCATGTAGGTCTCCCCCACGTCGTAGCGCTTGTCGGGGATGAGGATGTCGATCTGGGTGTGCCCCAGCGAGCTGTCGGTTCGGATGATCTGGGCGCTTCCGCCGACCTTCTCGTAGAGCACCTTCAGGCAGTCCACGAAGTCGATGTTCTGGCGCTTCGCCTCGCCGAACTCGACGAGGTTGGGGGTCGTCTCGTCGCCGGAGCGGCGCGTTCCGAGCGCGAACTTCCTGTCGCCCTCCTTCTTCAGCCAGTAGTTGATGTTGTCGGCCCGCATGTCAGGCCCCAAGCGCACGAGGTACGGCACGGGAATCTTCAGCAGCGCGCCGATCTTGTCGTAGCACGCGATGTGCCCGACCAGATCAAGCTTCTCCTCGCCCATGGCGTTCTTGCCCACGAGGTACATGTCCTCGTTCTTCACGCGCATCTCGCTCCCGAGCGCTTCGGAGCGCTCGACCGCATCGTAGGCCTTCTTGGCGCGCTCGTAGGCCTGCCTGACCGTGATGATCTCCTTGCCCGCCTCGTTCACGTACTCCTCTATCGTCTTGCCGAGGTCTGTGTATGCGTCTGCCATCTCCCTAGCCTTCCTTCGATTGTCTCTCTATGGTCTCGACGGCCACAGCCGCCTTCCTCGCGGAGTTCATCATGTCGGCGTAAAGCCCTCCGCGCGAAACGCCCATGCTCTCCGGCGTGAGCTGCGCCACCACGTTGACCGTCCCGACGGGGACGAGCAGGCAGCTAACGCCAGCGCCCACCATCGCGTCGCTTATCGCGCCGACGGCCTCTTGGCCGATGTCCGCGCTCACCTCGACGACGTAGGTGGGCCTGCCTATGTCGTTCTGAAGCTCCATGACGCGCTCGACGTACTCCGCCGCCGCCCCGACGGCATCGAACCCGGCCTTGTCGGCGACGTACTCCGCGAGGGCGGCCCTGTCCCACACGACGCATCCGCCCTGCGGCTCCCGCCGTGGTGCCTCGTCGCGCTCCTCGCGCCTCCTACGGAACAAGCCCATGCGGCACCTCGCCTTCTATCTCCTTGAACATGTCGAGCGCCATGGAGAGCGCCTTGCGCGACGGGTTGCCGAACTCGTCGCCGTCGGGAACCGCCCAAGCTGGCGCGGACATGTCGATAGGCTCGCACCGCCTCTTGCACGGGTACCACTTCCGGTCGATGCGGACGCTGAAGGTGAACTCCCATTCGGCCCCCAAGTCATCGTAGCCGATCAGGATGCCGTCCGCGCCGTCCGTCTTGACGCAGTTGCGCCACCCGTTCACCAGAGAGCGCTCGACGAGCGCGGAAAACCTCTCGAAGTCGTTCATGCGAACACCTCCTCGTCCGCCATGCCGCCGCTGGCGACGTGAACGCCCATGATTCCCTTCACGTTGTCGGAGACTATGGCGTTGATCTCATCGACGGCCTGCGGGTCGTCGGCGTGCGAGGATGCCATCGACCGGAACTTCTCCCTAGCCGCCTCCTCGCGGTTGGCAGCGTCGGCGGACTTGACTTCGAGCGCCTGAATCGTCTCCGCGAGCGACGCTATCCTGCCCTCGCACTCCGAGCACTCGTCGAACGCCTCGCGCCATTCCTGCATGACCTTGGTGATCGCGCTCCGCGAAGCGCCGTCAAGACCGGGCATCGTCACACCGCCGGTGTCGTAGTCGAGAAGTCGTACACGGAGGCGAGCGATGGTTCTATCAGCGTCTCGGCACCGTCGTCTTCGAGGGTCGCCGCGACCGCTCCGGGCTTCGCCTGCTCCTGCTTCCGGTTCTGCTGCGCCGCGCGCTTCAGCGGCTTAGGCCCGGAAGATGCCCTCTGCGGGGCGCTGACGGCCTTCTGGGGGGCGCTGGGCTGCTTTTCGGGTTCGGGTGCCGCCTCGTCCGCTTCGGGGGCGCAGAACAGCTTTGAGGGCTTCACGGCTATCTTCGCCGCCGCCTCGCTCCTTCCCCTGCTCTCCGCAGCCACCTCCTCGATGCCGCCGGGAATCTTCACCTCGCGCTTGCGGGAGGGCTTCTGCCCCTCCGCCGGTGCGGCCTTCTTGGCCGGTGCGGCCTTCTCGGAGTTCGCTGCGCCGCCCTGCGAGAGGAAGCCCTTCACGACCGCCTCGAACTGCTCGCGGTGCCTCGCGCACACGTCGTCGAGGAGCATGTACCTCTCGCCGTCGATAAGAACCTCGATTGCGGCGGGCTTGTCCTCGCCGTACTCTTCCAGAATCGCCTCGGTCTCCTCCGGGGATATGACATCCCCGCAACCGGGCACGTCGCACACCAACGCTATGCCCATGAGCTTCCATCTCCTTTGAACGCTCGATTATTTAATCGACATTGTATCACAGCCACTTGCCCTCGGTTGAGAATCTTTGCCAGTCGCCGGAGGCGAGCACGTTGCCGAGCGTCGGGCACCAGTCGCCGCGCCTGTTGTCCATGAGCCACTTCCGGAAGTCCGGGTTGCCGAGCGCCCGCAGAACGTCCTCCCTCCAACGCCCAACGCCGTCGCCCGCAGCCTCTGCCGCCTCGGCCACGATCTCCCGCTCGCGCTCCAAGAAGCTCTCGTTCTGGTACCGCAGCGGAACGTCCGGGTACGCCTCCCTGAAGTCCCGATGCGCAGCGTCGATTAAATAATCGAGTTCTGCGGTGCCCTGCCCTTGGGTGTCTGCGGAGATTTTCCGCGCGCGCGCGCGTTCATTCGTTCCTCCCTCATGTCCATCTCTGTCAGGAGTGGTTTGGTTGTTACAGGTTGAAGGGGTAGTCTCTGTAACGTAGTCTATGTATATGTCCCCTCTTTTTTGAGGAGACCCTGTCATCATTTTTGATGGGAGGGGGGTGTCCGGGTATGTAAGCTCGAAGATGCGCTCGACGTTGGGTTTGATGAACAGCACGTTGTTCAAAACCGTGTCGTCGGTTTCGATTGTCCTGAACACTCTGGTGATCGCTCCGAGCTTTTCCAAGAGGACGACGGCGCGCATGGCGGACTGCTTGGAGATGCCGAACTGGTCGGAGAGCTGCTTGTACGAACGTTGGAGCAAGTCCCCTTTGAACTTCCTCTGGAAGCCCACGGTCGCGCCCGTGCGCTCATCGCGCATCTCGGTCGGACGATACCAGTAAACTACGTCCGAAAGAACCATGATGGCGTTGAGGTTCGGCTTCCCCGTATCGCCCACGACCGTTTTGAACCAAGAGCCGGGGATGACGTTCCCTGTGATGTTGAGCTGGCCGATTGCCTCGACCTCCGGCGTTGTCTCTCTCATGCCCCCTCCCCTAAATGCCCTTTGGGCCGACAGCTGCGTACCATTCGATTGACCTGCCGCCGTAACTCCCTGTTTTCACAAGACCGGCGCGAATGAGCTTGTCGAGCGCTTCGTCGATCTCCGTCTGCGAAGAGAATGTGAGAAGCGAGGCGAAGAGGCTAGGGTCACCCTGCGTCCAATAAAGGCCGTCGTGGAAGTGCTCGCCGTTCGCGGCGCTCCGATCGCATCGGGCGGCGATCTTCTCGTAAACGACTGCTGCCGTTACGCCGACTTTCACCGCGACGTTTTGGTCGAACGACTGTAGTGCCATGAGATACCCCTAACAAAAAAAAGACCTGTCGGACATTTCGCGTAGGGGTGCGCGATGACCTAAACAAGTCTTTCCGACATTTTAGATCATCACGCACCCCTACGCAAGACCCCATTGTATACCCAAGCGCCCAGAGATTACAAGATCATAACGCGTCGAACGGCATCCATTCGATTCTGTCCATCACGGCGCGCTCGGTTCTCCCGTCAATCGCGTCGCCCTCGAACCGAAGCTCGATGCCCGTCTTCCCTCCAAGGCCGCGCTCGATGTACGCTTCGAGCACCTTCTGCGCCTCGCTGTCGATGACCGATGCCCTGTGCATCTGCTCGACGGTCAGGCCGCAGCCGGTGAGCATGTCTATCCACTCCTTGGTGGCGACGGTCGAGTATGCTATGGGGCGCTTCAGCCCCGGAGCGTGCCACTCCACGTCGTGGCAGTCCCAATCGCTCTTCCTCGTCATCGCGGCAGCCTCGCTCCCGGCGCGTAGCGGCAACGGCAGCGGTTGCGGTCGTACACGTCGCGCCCCGCCTGCTCCATGGACGCTCCGTAGCGCTCCAAGAGCCTCTTGCCCTGCTCCACGGCGTGGTCGATGTCCATGAACTCCTCGACGAGCCGCACGTGGTCTGCGTGGTCGCCGGTCTTGGCGAACTCCTCGAACGCCTCGCGCGCCTCGGCCAGCTCCTCGGCGACCTTGCGCAGCTGCGTGTCGATGTCGGCGTACTCGCAGCCCGTGAAAAGCCCCGGCATCTCCGGGTAGTTGTAGCGGTGGCGCATGCCAGATTCCTCCTTACTCGGAACGTGAAAAGGGCACCCTCTCGGGTGCCCTTCGATGTTACATCCCATAGGCGCTCGGCGCTAGATGGCGACGTAGCCCTTTTCGTCGATCATGGCGTAGAACTCCTGCACCGGGAGCCACTTGGCGGCACCCTCGTTGAACATGGAGGCAGCGCTGGCGGTGTCTGCGTACTGCACCATGCCCTCGCCCTTCGCCATGACCTCTATCACGTTGCCGTCGTCGCCTTGGTACTGGCTCCCCTCGACGGCAACGTCGGCGTACACGTCGTGGCGGGCGCTCCTGATGATGTCGCCGCGCTCGATCTGCCCGACGAGGGCGGCTGCGGTCGCGGTGAACAGCGCGCCGCTGTCGAGCTGCACGCCGCTCACGGAGTTGCCGGAGACGGACGCTATGCGCATCTTGGAACCGGTGTGGGCCGACGCGTACACGTCGCCCTCGGCGATGCCTATGTAGCGGTCGTACCACGTCTGGCAGTGGTCTAGCGCCTCCGCGTACCCCTGCGCCGAACCGCTCGACACCTCGATGCCCTCCAACGTCACGCACCACGACACCCCGTCAGGCCCGAACGAGATGTGCGATTCTATGCCGGGGCTGAACTCCATCGTGTCGGTCACCGGCTCGACGGCCATCGTGCCCATCGAATGGTCTACCGAGAAGGACGTTCCGCACTCGTTGCACATGAAGGTGTCTGCGGGAGCGTCCTCGTACACCATGGTGGTGTTGGCGGAGGAGCACATGGGGCAGCACGTCGGGTCTTGCGGCCCCATGAGGTATTCGATGCTGCCGATGTCCCCTGCGGTGACGTAGCGCCCCGCCACGTCCATCTGGGAGGCGTAGAGCCTAGATGCGAGCGTGGACGGGCGCTTCGCGAGCGCGCTGAACCGGTACTTCCTGCCGTCCTTCAGGGCGTAGCGCTCGTCCGCCTCCTCGAACACAGCGTCGAGGTCGGCGAAGTCCTCCTCCGTCGCCTGAACGATCTCCAAATCGTCGTCGAAGACGACCTCCGGCTCCGTGAACGGTGCCACAAGCTCCTCGATCTCGTCGCGGCACAGAAGCCGTTCGTACTCCACGATGGCATCGGATATGGCCTCGCGGGCCTCGGCCTCGGCCTCGTCCATCGTGTACACGTCCTCCACGCCTTCGGCGACCTGCGCGAGAACGTCTTGCCTGTGTCCCATAATCACTGCTCCTTCATGCGCATGCGGGTTCTGCTTGAGATTTTAGCAGCAAAAGAAAAGCGGCGCACCCCAGTAGGCCCTCGATTAAATAATCGAGCCTGCGGGGCGCGCCGCCTCGTCCCTCGGAATCAGTCCAAGTAGCGCAGGTCTGAAAGCGCCTGCCGCACGTCCATGTCCGGGCACGCCTTCAGTATCGCGAGAACGCCGGGCACCTCGTACTCGCGCACGCTCACCATCTCGCGCTCGCCGTGGACGTGCTGCATGTGCTCCTGAAACGTGACGCGCAGAAGCCCGTCGCGCGTGATCTCGCCGGGTCGCTCCGGCTTCACCCAGTAGGCGTTCTCGCCGTCCTGCTTCGCATATTCGACGCTCGTAGCCATCTCCATCTCCTTCTCGCTCTACTGCAAATACGGGTTGAGGTCTATTTCGCGACCGCTTCCGAGGTCGTATATCGCCTCCTCGAAGCGGGACACTCCGACCTCGATTGCCTCCTGCTCGTCGGAGAACACGTTGGACACGTCGAACACGACCTGCCCGCGGTCGTTCACCCAGAAGCCGACCACAACGTCGCCTCCCGACATCAGGCGGCGCGCCTCCTCGTCCATAAGCTCCACGACGGCGCGCAGGTCTTGCTCGTCCTCGATGTCGTCGCGCGACACGGCGAACTCCTCGGCGCGCCGGAAGCCGCCTTCGTAGCCTCCGACGACGTAGCCGCGCACGGCGCGCTGGCCGTCGAGGTAGTAGGAGCCTCCCGGCTCCCCGCGCTCGATGTCCTCGAATATGCTCTCCATGAGCGCGTCGGAGAAGGCGACCTTCTTGGCGGATGCGCTCCTGCGCATCGCCGTGATGGCGCTCCTCCCGACCTCGCGCACGACGGACGCACCGGCCTCGACGCGGCGCTGCCTGTAGTTCGCGTACTCAATCCAACCCATCGCTTCGTTCCTTTCTACGGCTGCATGTCCTCGAACGCCCGCTGCACGACCGCGTGAGCGTCGGCGTAGCCTTCGAGGTATCCCATCATATACGCCCTGTCGTCCACGGAGAACGATTCTAAGGTGCGCTTTAGCTGCTCCTCGACATCCGCATCGACGGAGCCTAGAACTAGGTCTAAGATCGTCTCCTTGTCCTCTTGGCTGACGCTCACCGCTTGTTCCACCTTCTCTCCTTGAACGGTATGAACAGAATCTTCCTGCCCTCGCTGCCCCAAGAAGCGCTCTGGCGCGGCTGGTAGTACGTGTAGGTGTCCACGACGTAGCGCACGATCTCCTCGCCCGTCGAAGGCTCGTTGAAGTAGAGCCACAGCTTCAGCGTGAACTTCAGGCTCTGGTTGTACTGAACCTGCGTCCCACGGTATCCCGCGTCCCAGTCGGTCGCCGCCTCCTGCTTCTCGTGGTAAGCGTCCTGCCAGTACGGGTAGACCAGCGCGCTCGGGTACGTCCAGAACTCGACCGCAGCGCCCGCCTCTTCCGGCTTCGCCGGGTCGTAGTCCTTAACGTCGTTGCGCCATATCTGCGCCATGCCGAACTTGGGCGCTCCGCATCGGTCGAGGACTTCCTGCGCGTCACCGGCGACGGGGACAGGCTCGTCCCACACCAGCTTGCACATGGTCGTCTGCTCGATCTGCTGCACGGCCATGCCAGCGCTGAAGTCGCCGAGCGATCGCTTGTCGAACATCGTCACACCTGCCTTACGCATTCCATGGTCAAATCTCCGGGCCTGCTCTCGCGAAGGTACGCCGCCGTCCCGCACAGGGGGTAGTCGTCGCAGGCTAGGCAGCATTGTCTCACGTCTTGCTCGCCGAAGATATTCACTTTGCCGTCGCCGCACTCGCGCATGACCGACCAGCACGATTCGCACCACGTCATGCTCCTGCGCTCGCCGAACTCCGACACGTGCCTGCGGTGTATGTCGGAGCCTTTCGGCAGGAGCCTCCCGCATCCGTCGCACGGGCGTTCCTTGCGCAGCCTCGTCAGCTTCGGGTTCCCGGTGTCGATCATCGCGCACATTCCGCCGCCCCGTTCTCCGGGCATTCCGCGCAGTCGCGCCAAGGCGACACGTGGCCGCCCTTCAGCGAGCAGGTGTAGCTGATCGTCTCGACCATCCTGCCGGGACGATGCCCGTGCTCGGCGTAGTAGGGGCACTCGACAGGGGCCTTCTCCTCGCCGAAGCCCTCGGGCCAGATCGCGTCTACTTCTTCCACGGCGGCACCGCCTCCTCTTCCGCCTTGAAGTTGTACACCGGTCGCATGACCTGCACAACGTCCACCGTGTCGGCCACGCTCTCGATTATTTTATCGGCATCCTTGTACGCGCCGGGTGCCTCGTCGAGCGTCGAGGAGCCTATGCACGAAGACCAAACGCCGTCCATCTGCTCGCGGTAGTCCTTGACGCGAAGGCTTCGCTTCGCCTTCGCGCGGGACATCTTGCGCCCGGCCCCGTGCGGGGCAGACCAGTTGTAGTCCTCGTTGCCCTTCCCGATGCCGATGACGCAGCCCTTCGCCATGTTGAGCGGGATGATGACCTTCTGGCCCTCGTACGCCGCTATAGCGCCCTTGCGGATGATGCGGTTCGCCGTATCGACGTAGTTGTGCGTCGAGGAGACCATATCGTCCCAGCCGCCCCATCCCATGCCGGAAAATATCTCGCGCGCCATCGTCTCGCGGTTGGCCGACGCGTACATCTGGCAGAAGTCGCAGTCGTGAAGGTACTCTTCGAGCAGCCTGCCTTCGGCCCATGCCAGCTCCTTGCCGACCGAATGCTCGCGCTGTATGCCGTTCATCGTTTGCAGCACGTAGCCGATAAGCTCCTGCTTGCCGTCGGCCTTCAGGCGCTCTATGAAGCCCTCCTTCAGGTACCCGGTCGATTGGATGCCGACGCGGGAAAGCTCCTCGTGCGCCGCCTTCTGGTACACGCCGCACACCTGCGAGCCGAGGTTGCGCGAGCCGGAATGGATGACCAGCCACAGGTTGCCGTCCATGTCCTCGTCGATCTCGATGAAGTGGTTGCCGCCTCCGAGCGTCCCCACCGACCTCTTGATTCGGTCGAGGTCGTGCAGGCGGTCGATGCAGGCGAGGTCGTCCCATCCGAACCAGAAGTCCTGCTGCTCGTTTTCGCGCCAGCTCATGCCGGACGGTATGCGCTCGCGCACCACGTCGTCGAGCGTCTGGAAGTCCACGCGCCTCTTGCCCACGAGGTAGGCGTTCACGCCGCACGATATGTCAACGCCGACGACGTTGGGTATGACGGCATCGCCGAACGTTGACGTGAGGCCCACCACGCATCCGATGCCAGCGTGGGCATCGGGCATGACGCGTATGCGCTGCCCCTTGAACGGTCGGAGCGCCGCAAGCTCCTCGACCTGCCTGCGCGCCTCGTCCTCGATCTCCTCCGCGTAGATTTTAACGTCTTCCATCTTCAGCCTTCCTCATCGCAGTAATAGCGCCAGCGCTCCTCGATGCACTCGACGCTGACGACCTTCGGCGACAGGCGGTAGTCCTCCATGTCCTCCATGTAGGCGACGGCGAGCGGCCTCCTGCCGAAAAGCTCCTTCGACATGACCGCCGTCAGCATGAGGCCGTACGGCACCCCGCCCTCCTTGCCGACGGCGTGCGAGCCGAACGCGTCGAGCAGCCGTTCAACGTCCCTCTTGAAGAACGTCGCCTCCTCCATGGGCAGCGACATGCCGAACATCGGGGAGTACCCGGCTCCGGGCCTCGCCTCGACGCAGTACATGAACGCGAGGTCTCCCGTCTCCGTCGCCTGAAGCTCTACGCACGCGCGCAGCCTCCGCTCCATAAAGCCTCCTTCCAGAACCTTTGACGACAGTCTACCATGTAAGAGAAGAAATTAAAAGAAGAATTAAGAATAAAACGGGAACCCCCGCCGAAGCGGGGGTTCGCAGGCCCTACGGCTCGATTATGAGAACCGCGTTCGCCGGTGCCGACGACGCGGCACCCACGTATATCTCCTTGGCCGTCGATGCCAAGGCGGTCGCCGTCACGGCGGTGACGTTGATCGAGATGTTGCCCGACAGGTCTCCGGCTCCGGAGCCTGCCGCGTTGCCGGTGAGCGAGAACGTCCGGGAAGCCGACAGCTTGCCAGCGCTCGTGGCGCTCGTGGCGGTGGTCGCGTTGCCCGACAGCGCGCCGTAGAACGTCGTGGCGTACATCGCCAAGAACTTGTTCGCGCTCGTGCCGACGGTCTTGGTGTTCGTGGCGGACGACAGGATGTTCCCAACGCCCGACATGTCGCCGGAGACGGCGGCGCTGCCGTTGAAGCTCTGCCCCCATAGGCCGCGCGCCGTGGCGAGCTTCGTTGCCGTCCCGGCGTTGCCGCTCACGGCGGTCTGCACGGGGTGCACGTGGTCTTCCCTCGCCCACTTCGTCGCCGTGCCGACCGCCGCCGTGGCCGCGACCTTCGGAGCTGCGGTGCCAGCGTAGGGAACGCCGACCGTCGTCCACGCCTCCGCGACCGTCGTGCCGCCGAAGCCGCCCTTCGATACCGCGACCGGGCTGATGAAGTCGGCTCCGCCATTGGGCTGAACGTCTCCGACCACCACGAACTGCGTGCCGTCGTACATGACGAGGTACGGCACGGAGAGCCTGAAGTAGCCAGCCGTCGGGACGGCCACCGGCGTGCCGGTCTGGGTGAAGCGGCGTATGTTCTTCGCGCCGAGCGAGTTGATGTTCAGCGTCACGTCAACGCTCGCCGACGTGACCGATGGGACGATCACCAGCAAGCGCCCCTTCAGGCCCGCGAGCGTCGTTGCCCACGGAGGCCCGGAGAGCGTGCCCGTGTACGCCGACGACGTTCCAGCGAGCGTCACGACGGGCGCTGACATGCGACCGTCAACCGTGTTGAGCGATATGAGGCCGTTCACGCTCGCTGACGCGACCGGTATGGCGGCAACCGTTTCCGAGACGATCTGGCGCTGGTCTGCGTCAGTCCAGTAGTCAACGCCGCGCACGGGCGTGTCGCCCTTCGGGATGCCGAACTCCAACTGCGCCGCGTTCGACGTTCCGGCGTTCACGACGGTCGCTTGGCTCCCCGGCGAGAGGGTCGTGGTTGACTTGACGACGATGGTTGCGGCAGCGCCGTCAGCGCCCTTCGCGCCGGTAGCGCCCCTGTCGCCCTGCTCGCCCTTGTCGCCCTTCGCGCCGGTCTGTCCGACGGGGATGCCGAAGTCGAACACCGCGTTCGACGACGTTCCCGCGTTCGTCACCGTGGGCGTGCTGCCCGGTGCGAGCTGCTTCACCGTGCCGACGGCGACGGTCGCGGCCAAGCCCGTGTCCCCCTTCGCGCCTGTGTCGCCCTTGTCTCCCTTCGCGCCCGTAGCGCCCTGCGGTATCCCGAAGTTGAACTGCGCGGCAGATGCCGTGCCTGCGTTCGTGACGGTGGCGCTGCTCCCCGGAGGCAGGGTGGTGACCGTGCCGACGGCGACGGTCGCGGCGGTTCCCGGTATGCCTTGGTCGCCCTTTGCTCCCGTGTCGCCCTTCGGCCCCTTCTCGCCGGTGTCGCCCTTGTCTCCCTTCGCGCCAGTGTCCCCCTTCGGGATGCCGAAGTCGAAGCGCGCTGCGGTCGCCGTGCCGACGTTGGACACCGTGGGCTGCGAGCCTGCGGGGAGGCTCGTCACGGTGCCGACCGTTATGGTCGCGGCGGTGCCGGGAACGCCCTGCGCGCCCTGCGGTATGGCGAAGTCGAGGATTGCCGCGTTCTCGGTGCCCTTGTTCACGACGGATGCGGGAGACCCGGCAGCGCCGGTGGTGACCGTGCCGACATCTATTGTCGCCGCTTGGCCCTGCGCACCCTGCGGGCCGCGCTCGCCCTGCGGGCCGGTGTCGCCCTTCTCGCCTTGGATGCCCTGCTCTCCTTGCGGGCCGCGCTCGCCCTGCGCTCCATCGACCAAGCCGAAGTCGAAGACCGCCGCGCTCGCCGTGCCCTTGTTCTCGACAGTCGGCGAGCTTCCCGGAGGCAGCGATGTGACCTTGCCCACCGACACCGTTGCAGCGTCTCCCTTGTCGCCCTTCGCCCCCGTGTCGCCCTTGGCACCGGTGTCGCCCTTGTCGCCCTTGGGGATGGTGAAGTCGAGCACGGCGGAAGAGGACGTTCCGGAGTTGACGATCTGGGCCTCGCTCCCGGCAGCGCCGGTGGTGACCGTGCCGACCGACACCGTTGCAGCCTGTCCCGGTATTCCTTGGTCGCCCTGCGGGCCTTGGTCGCCCTGCGGGCCTTGGATTGGGCCGACGTTCTGCCAGTCGTTCGTGCTCCCGGCGACCCACACCCACAAGTCGCCCTTGATCGTGTAAGCGTCGCCGACCTCGCCCGTGGGATGGGCCGCCTTCAGCTCCTCGTAGGAGCCGTACGTTCCTTTGATGACGACGCTCGTGCCGTCGGCACCCTTGTCGCCCGGGTCGCCCTTGTCCCCCTTGGGGCCTTGGGGTATGCCGAAGTTGAACAGCGCCGCGTTCGGCGTGCCCGCGTTGTCAACGGTCGCTTTGCTTCCAGCAGGGAGCGTCGTCGTGGTTCCAACGGTGATCGTGGCCGCTTGGCCCTGCTGCCCTTGCGGCCCCGTGTCCCCCTTCGCGCCCGTCTCGCCCTTCTCGCCCTGAACCAAGCCGAAGTCGAGCACGGCGGAAAGCGACGAGCCGGAGTTCACGACAGTCGGCGAGCTTCCCGGAGGCAGCGACGTGACCGTGCCGACCGTTACGGTCGCGGCCTGTCCGGGCGCGCCGGTGTCGCCCTTGTCGCCCTTCGCGCCGTCTTGGCCCGCAAGACCCTGCGGCCCTCTCTCGCCCTGCATGCCCTGTATGCCCTGCGGGCCTTGGGGTATCGTGAAGTTGAACACCGCGTTCGTGGTGTCGCCGGAGTTCGTGACCTGCGCTGCCGTGCCGGGGTCTCCGGTCGTGACCGTGCCCACCGCGATGGTGGCGGCTATGCCGGGGTCTCCCTTGTCGCCCTGCTCGCCCTGCAAGCCGCGCGGCCCAGTCGCTCCCGTGTCGCCCTTCGGGCCTTGCTCGCCCCTCTCCCCTTGCTCGCCCTTCGGGCCTTGCTCTCCCTGCGGCCCCCTCTCGCCCTGTATGCCCTGCGGCCCCTGCTCGCCCTGCTCGCCCTTGTCGCCCTTCGCGCCCTTGGGCAGGAAGAAGTTCAGAACGGGGTTCTGCACCGTGCCGGTGATCGTCACCTGCGGGGTGTCCGACGTTGCGACGGTTCCGATGGTGAAGTGCGGTATCAGCTCGCCGCTGTCGAGGCGGTCGTTTATCTCCTTGATCTGCGCGTATATCTGGGCGAGAATCTTGTTGAACTCGTCCTGCGTCTGGTTCACCTCGTAAAGGTGGGCGCGCATGATGCGGCGGGCGAACGCGATGTAGGCCACGCGGTAGAACTTCGTGTTGTAGTCGTAGGCGAGGAAGTCGCCCATGATGTCGGTTATGGTCTCGTCGGCTGGGTTGACCACGTAGTGGTCGCTGATCTCGTTCGCCTTGATGTCAACCTGCTGCTTCTGGTCTGGGTCGAAAATCTCGTCGATCTTCGCGCACAGCGCCGCGAGGTCGGTCACTTCCAAGACCTCGTACAAAGCGCCCGTGAGGGTGTTCGTAATCCAGTCGCCGAGATTGACGGCTGTTCCGTTCTTGTCTACCAGCATCTCGCGCTCCTTCAATCCGATGTTGCCTCCCATTGTATGAAAAAGGCGGGGTTCGCGCTATGGAGCTGGCGCGCCATTGACATACGTTGCCCCCCCCAGTTACGATAGTCCCGAAACGGAGGCTGATGCGGAGGAGCGGCAATGACGGTGTTGAAGTATCGAGGTTCGGACGGAGCCATTAAGACCCTCTTGGACGTGACCGGCACATTGTCGCGCATCGGCGCGTTGGAGACGAAGACGAACAACCTCCAAACGACCGTCAACGCCCTCAACGCCTCCTCCGGCTGGAAAAGGCTGTCGAAGAACTGCTGGTACAAGAAGGTCGGCCTGTGGTGCACAGTCCAATGCGACTACATAAGCCTGTCGGCGAGCACGTGGAAGACCCTCGGAACCCTCCCTGCCGGTTACAGGCCGGTGGTCACGGGGCTGACCGACGAGTCCAAAGTCGTGTCGGGCGCGGCGTTCCATCGCGGCGAGAACAACATAGGCCTAATCGAGATTGACGGCTCCGGCGTGGTGAGCATGTACGCGACCGTCGCGAGCAATTATTGGTCTGCGAACATCGTGTTCCCCTGCGCTTGACATTCTTTGCCCCCCCCCAGTTACCATTGTCTGGTAAACGGACGGAGGGCTGCAATGGCGAAGTTGAAGTACCGCAAAGGCTCTGAAATATTCGAGATTTTCGACACGGACGACATCAAGGCGCTCCAAACGAAGGTGGACGAGGTGCCAAGGCTCCCGACGTTCGGCTCGACCTCCGGCAACTGGCCCTTCGGAGTGGTCTACTGGAACGTCAGCGCCGACAAGAAGCGCCTGTCGCTCCATGGGAACATCTACTTCGACAGCTGCGGCGACGCGTGGAGCGCCATGAAGGCGATACCGGGCGGAGCGTCGAACGAGTGGGGCTTGCAGGTCGCAACTCCGCTCGGAGCGCAATCCAAAGCCCTCTGGATACCTGCCGTCGGCTTCTCCACCACGAACTCCACCATATCGGCCCAGAACTTCGGTCGCCTTACCATGAAGATAGGCACCGACGGCTACTGCTACGTATTCCCGACGACGACAAAGCCGGAGGGCGACGGCCCGTTCTCGTGCTTCATAGATTGCTGGTACATGAGCATAGCGGACTACGCTTGACATTTTCTGCCCCCCCCCCTGTTACGATCTTCGCCGATGAAAGGAAGGGTCGAATGGCTATCATCAAGTACAGGGGCAGCGACGGCGTTGTCGAACTGCTCGACGTGGGTGCGCTGCTGGGGCGGGTGAGCGGCTTGGAGGCCAAGACGGCATCGTTCGAGCGGGCGACATCGGGGATATGGAAATACGAGAAGCGCTCCGACGGCACCTGCGTCTGCGAGGGCCAGCAGACGCGCACGGTCAACATAGAGAACATATATTCGGGGAACATCTACTACGGCGACTTCGCCGCCGTCTCGTTCCCCAGCGGGCTGTTCACCGCAGTGCCGGACGTTCGCGCGACGATTCAATCGGCACCAGCGACCGTGTGGGTCGCGACGGCCTCGAACTCGAAGCCGTCAACGTCGTCAACGCAGACGGTGCGCCTGCTGTCGGGCGGCCCGGAGACGAGCATATCCGTCACGGTCTCCTACCGCGCGGTCGGTCGCTGGAAGTAGCCTTGACTTTCCGTGCCCCCCCCCTGTTACGCTTTCCCGAAACACTCGGAAGGGAGAGGGAATGGCGAAGCTGAAGTACAGGGGCACGGGCGGCGTGGTCGAGCTTCTTGACATCTCGAACGTTCTCAACCGCCTGTCGTCGCTCGAAGCCAAGATGACGGCGGTCGAGACAAAGCTGACGGTCAAGTCCGACGGTTTATGGCGTTATCTCGTCCTCGGCTCCTTCGTCATCGGATGGCGCACCGACCGTTTCGTCGTGCCGCAATGGAACTCGTGGGGCAATCTCTGGGAAAGCTCCGCAAAGCTCTCTTCGGTCATCTATCCGGGCGGCTATCAGGGGAAGTTCTCGCAAGTCGCCCTGTTCTGCAACGCCAAGAACGTCGGAGAGATCACATCGTGCGGCGTGGAGTTCGAGGACAGCTCGACCCCGGACGTTCTCAACAAGTTTCCCAACGTGTACCTGCTGCGCCCGAACAACGCGGGCACGAACGTGACGTACGACGTGTACCGCATGTTCATAGGTCAGCTCAAATGACGGCTTGACAACCTCCGCCCCAGCTGAACAGAACGTCGTACGCGACCGAAGTGCCCGTCAACTTGATTGGCGGCGTAAAAAAAAGAACCCCTCTCGCGAGGGGTTCTTCATTCGCTGCGGCTTTACAGGTAGATGACCTGACCGGGGTAGATCACGTTCGGGTCGGAGATGCCGTTCTTCGCGGCGAGGCCCATGTAGTTGGAACCCCAGCCGTTGCTCGCGGCGATTGCGGAAAGGTTGTCGCCCTCCCGAACCGTGTAGGTTCCGCCTCCGCCGACCTCCGCCGCCGCGCCGCCGTTGGTCAGGGCGATGTTGCCGATGTCGATTGCTGCGGTCACCTGACCGTCTCGACCGATCACCGCGCGGCGACCGTCAAGCTCCATCACGACGTAGGTGCCGTGGACGGCGAGCGGGGTGCCGTTCTCGTCAACGGGCGTGACGACCTTGACAAGCGAGCCGACCGAGATTGTCGGGGAGCCGCCGGAGCCGCCGCCGACCTTCGAGAGGTTGGAAGCGTCGATGGCCGCAGTGACCTGACCGCCGCGACCGATCACTATGCGGTTGCCGGACACCTCCATCACCTCGTATGTGCCGGAGGTCGCGAGCGACGTGCCGTTCACATCGACGGGGTTGGTCACGGTCACGATGTCGCCGACGCTGAAGGAGGCCGACGGAGCAGGCTCCGGAGCAGGCTCCGGCGGGACGTAGCTGCCGCCGTGAATCTCCTGCGGGAAGTCCCTGTAGCACTCGTTCGCGTCCAGAGGGCCGATGCCGCCGATGTAAGCGGCCGAGGTGTACTGCCAGATGTCCGCCGTGCCGTTGTAGGACAGGTCGGCACCGTACTCGGCGACCCAAGCGGTGTAGGGCAGGATGCGCATGTCCTGCGCGTTCGCGTTGTAGCGCCCGGTGTACCAGCCGAACCAGTACCCGGCTGCCTCGATCTGCGGGCCGACGACCTCGCACGCGCGACGGTAGAACCATTCCAGACCCGGCTCCTCAACGTCGAGGTAGGCGGGGAAGCCCATCTCGGACGGGTCGGGGAGCAGGCGCAGCATGTGGGCCGCCTCGCTGTTCGCCATGGAATCGTTCGACGCGTAAGAGTACAGGTACACGCCGAAGGGGATGCCGAGGCGCTTGCACTCGGACATGTTGCGATGGTACTGCCGGTCGTCTTGGTTCGCGTAGTCGCTGCCGTAGCCGCAGGACAGGATTGCCCCGTCGATTCGGCCCACGAGGGCATCCCAGTTGATGGTGCCCTGATGGTGCGATACGTCGATGAGCGTCATTGTCATGGTGTTTCTCTCCTTTCGCTCGATGGGGACATTCTACCACCGAGAAGGGAGGAGGGACACGCGGTCACGAAACGGGCAGGTAGTCCTTCAGGACTTCCTTCGTGTTCGCGTCGCGCCTGACGATGACGGGCTGCGGGATGCCGTTGACGATCTTCACGCCGAAGACGACCTCCTGCACGGGGTGCGCGATGTCGGCGGTCTTGTATCCGCTCGAAGCAACAACGTCGATGGGGTCTGCGGTCGCCATCGCCCTACCAAACGTCGGCGTGGACTTCGACAGCCATGCCGTCAACCGTCTTGATTCTAAGGCCGTCCACGGCCTCCCAGCCGCCCGAAGGAACCGTTATGGGGGCGCAGGCCGCCTTGCGGTAAACCATGGCCTTGGAGACGTTCAGGGAGGCTCTGGCGTATATGCGCGTGCCCGCGTACTCGCCAAGGTATCTCTCCTCGTCGTCGAGAGCGTCAACCGCCTCGGACATCGCCCTCTCGACATCGGTCTCCCCGAGCGGGTTGTCGCCAACCCCCTCCAAGCCGAGCATCTGGTACATCTGCTCGCGCTCGATCACTTGGATGCGGTCGTCGTACTCGTCGCGACCGTGGTAGAGGACGCGGAAGTCGTCGTCTCCCTCTTCGAGGACTTCGAGCGACCGGTACTTGCCTCCGGGAAGGTAGTAGGGGTTTGCGAAGTCGGAAGGCTCGAACACGGCCCCCGGCTTGATCTCGTCGTACGAAACGGGCGTAGCCATCAGCGCTTCTCCCCTATCAGGAACACGATCACGACGAGGCAGGTGAGCAGGAGCGTAAGGTAGGCCTCCATGATTCCCTGCGAGGCCACGGCCACCGCGATCACGGCGAGCGCTATGTAGGACGGCAACCGCAGGTCTTTCGTCCGCTTGCCCCCGTTCCCGCGCATAAGCTCGTAACGCTCCTTGGTGGTCATCTCAAACACCCGCCTTTCTTGTCCCTTTCGCTAAGGATAGCAGGAAGTCGGCTCGCCGCGCAACGGGTTAGCCGCACAGGCGGTCGATGACGAGGGCCTTGTCAATCGCCACCATCTCCGAATCGACGACGTACGCCTTGAACTTGTCGAGCATCACGCGGGTGTTGCGGAAGTACAGGCTGAACGGCATGTCCTCCAAGCGCAGCGTGGCGCGCACGAAGCCGTTCTTCATGAACTCGACCGTCGCCGGGAACTCCATCCCGCTCTCGATCAGGGCCGCCTCGCCCTGCCCGACGGAGAAGAACGTGTCAACGCCCCGCCACATCAGCGTAAGCCCGTACTCGCCGTCGCCCACCGCGTACCTGCCGTTCGCTCCGGTGACATGCACCATTGTCGGCCTCCTTTAGTCTCGAATCTCCAAGTTGGAGCTGATGCGCGCCGTCAGGTTGCGCTCGCTGAAGCAATGCTCCTGAACGGTGACGACGTGGCGCTTGCCGAACTTGTCCCTGTAGCGGACGCGCCTGCCCTTCCGCGACACGACCGTTATCAGGTCGCCGTCGAGCGTCTTGTAGCTCTGCCCGCCTCGAACTTGGTGCACATGCCGCCGCCCTTCATCTCTGGCTCCTACTTCCTGCCATTCTCCTTGTCGGCGGCCTTCTCCGCAAGCCGCTTCTCCGCCTCGGCGCGGCGCGCTTCGTATGCCGCAGCCATCTCGTCGCGGAAGAGGGACAGCACATCCACGACGCTCAAATTCTCGGGCAGCATGCAGCCGTCAATCGCATCGCGGCACCACCTGTCGAACGGCTCGACCGC